TAAGAAAGTTATCTCCAATTATATGGAAGAAACTTATTATGCTAAGATTGCATCATTCAATCCAGCTGCAGCTAAAGATGAGTGTACTATTATCTTATTATGTCTAGTTAGATATTTCTGGAAAGCTAGAGACTCTAAGATATTAGATATGGCTATAGTTAATATGGCATTCTCTGGTAAGTTCTATCCATCTATTCATTATGGTTTCTTTAAAAAAGTTCAACCAGTTGAATATAAATGGGTAATGGACTATGTAGTCAATAATATGCTAACTGGTAAGTTTGATCTTAAATCTAAAGGTAATGTAATCAATGCAGTTAAGTCTATCTCTAATACTTGGTTAGATACTTATACTGATAGATTTAAAGACTTTGAAGATGATGATTGTGTATATTTAATCCAACAACTCCATGGTCGTATTAAATCCTTCATGAAGAATATTGCTAGTCTATACTATGAAGCATATGAAAACAAATCCCAATATATTACATATGCATCTGATGATTATTCCGATACAGGTTATCGTCTTGCAGATACAGATAACTTAATGGCAGAACGTATTGTAGATAAAGCTGTAAGTCAAATCACAACTCTATCTGTAAACTATAAGTTCTGTAAGATGTCTGCAGATGCTTTAGTTAAGACTGATGAGATTAAAGATATCATTGAGTATATAGTAAAGAATGATACTAAACAAAACTCTGAGATTCGTGAGTTTATTAGTCTTATAGTATATACATACTTTGCTCAGTCTAGAAATAAAGATGTACGTACAGCTGAATTTATTAAGTTCTCTATTCAACCTAAACCGAATACTAAAGATCCTAATATGCTACGTATTAAGGATATTACAGAAAAGTGGTTAATGGAATCTTCTAAACGATACGTTCATAGACGTAATCGATTAGCTACTAAGAATAGTTACCATAGATCTGTATTAATGTATTTCACATTATTGATTCACTATAGTGCTCTATAAAATAACCCCTTAGGATCTTTGTTATCCTAAGGGGATTTGATTATATATTATAAACGTGATAGATGTATTATATTATTTAGTTAAGCCGCATGGCAAGAAAGGAATCTATCATGGAAACAAATCAAATGCAACTTACTGAAGTGGTGTATAATTTAGTAAATTTAACTCCGCATCCAATTACACTACTTGATCAATATGATCAACCATTGTTTACTGTAGAATCTAGTGGAGTTGCACGAGTATCATCTCAGACAACAACTTTAGGGATGTATGCGATTAACGGAGTTGAAGTTCCCCATACACATACAGTATACGGTCAAATTGAAGGTCTACCAGATACAGCGCCTGGTGTTATTTATATTGTATCCGGTATGATCGTATCTGCCTTGGCAGCGCAAGGTATTCGTCGTGATGACGTAGTAGTACCTGGATTGCAAGTCCGTGACGATCAAGGTCGAGTAATCGGCTGTCGTTCATTGGATAACTAGTTGATAGCCCTCTACGGAGGGCTTCCTTTTTATAAGGAGGGAATAATATGCATATAAGATTGAAAAGAATAGTTAATACTATAACAGTCGATAACTTTAAAGAAAAATCTGAGGAAATAATAAATTTCCTCAGTATGCCATATGATCATATAGGTGGAATATATGAATTTGTAGAGGAGACTGGGTATTTGATAAGAAGTAAGAGATACAAATACTCAGACGAAAAATTACGAGAATCTTTTAGATGGACAATAGAATCTAGCTTAGAACAGCTAGAAAAATATGGTCCGATGAAACGCTTTAAAGTGGCAAAGTAAAATTTGCCACTTTTATTTTTTTTGTAAATTTTAGCCATCTTGAACAATCCATTAAATCAAAGGAGGCTAATATGACTAAACAACGCAAACAAGCTGAAGAACTTGTATATAAAGTAATGGATGCTTTAGATCCATCTAAGAGTATGTCTAAATATTATGCTGCTCTATTTAAAGACATGAATGATAAACAGTTCTTAGACTATATATCTAAGAAATACCCATATAGATTCCAAACACGTATCTTTAAGATTGAACCAACTTTCGTAGAAATTGAGAAAGCTGCTAATATCCTAGGGGTTCCTCTAATGGAGAAAGTGGCTACACCAGACTTATATGTAAATGAAAATGGTGAACCGGTATGGACTAAAGAAGCATTAGTGGTATATCTTCACTTGAAGAAAATGAAACAGTTCTTAACTAAGAAGAACTCTATCTCTACTAATATTGCTTCTCGTGATAATAAGACTGGTCGTCTTGTAGGTCATGATAAGAATGGTGCTACATCCGACCGTGAAATGGAATCTCTTGTAGTATCTGGTATGGATGATACATTGAAAGAATTCTCCCGTGCACGTGCTGACTCAGTAGAAGCTAAGCAAGCTATGTATAATACTATCTCTGCACTTGGTACAGTATCTTTAGAAGATATTCCAGAAGATAAGACTGATGTATTATCTAAGAATATGATGAACGTGTATATGCTCGGATCTCATATTAATACTAACTTGATTAATATTGATAATATGACTCCACAAACTTTAAGAGATAAAACAGTGTCTAGACGTCAATAATAAATACCCCTTAGGATTACTATGATCCTAAGGGGATAGATTTTGTAATATTTATCTATTATAACTGTATCATGGACTACTCATAGCTAGATGAGTAGTCCATAACACAATCTCTTATTTCCATATTTTAAAGGAGGTAAACATGATTGTACAATCATAGAATACTCACAACAACAGTAAAAGTATTTAAACTTTTACTAATATGTTTAAAAGTTATATATTATAATAGTGAATGTTAATGGTATAAAATTATACTATAAGTAAACATTAGGATAAATGTATTCTTATTTTAATTAAAGGAGAATAATATGGAAAAGAAAATCGGCGTGTTACATGAAATCGGTGACCTTGGTTTAGGCTTCGATGAAGTACCACAAGAACAAGAGCAAGCTCTAAAAGAGCAAATGCAAGATCAACAAAAAGAAGACAAATAGTCTTGCAATGCGATGGGGCGTAATACTCCATCGCATTTACATTGTATTTTAAGATTATAAGGACGGTGAAGGATAATGGTTAAGAAACTCACATTATTATGCATCGCCATATTGGTATCTATATTACCAATAAAGGCACTAGAAAGTGATCGTCAGAGTGATGACACATTAGACGTTGTAATGCAATTCATAGTTAAAAATAACGATGACTATAGTGACAAAGTAAACAATCTTATCAATAATGATAAAGATAAGAAAGATAATGAACGTATGCAAAAGAAAGAAAATGCGGATCCAAATACCGCTAGAGTATTAAATCAATACGTTCAAGTAGCTAAGCAAGAAGCTTTAAGACAAGCTGCTGCTAAAGAGGAATCTAATAAGAAAGCTAACTCAAGATACTATGTAGATCAGAATTCAGACTTATCTAATAAGTCTACTTATGTAACTACAGAAGATATGAATAATATCATTAGGCACTTTGATCCAAGTGGTACATCCCCATTCCAAGGTCAAGGTGATATATTTATTGAAGCATCAAAAGAATCTGGTCTAGATCCAATCTATATCTTTGCTCATGCATCATGGGAATCTGATTATGGTAGATCTTATCTAGCCAGAGATAGAGGTAACTATTTTGGCATTAATGCTATTGATGCTAATCCTAATGCGGCTCATCATATGGGTAATACTGTTTATGATGGTATTGTCAATGGTGCTGTATGGATTAGTAAAAATTATTACCAGGAGGGACAAACAAGTTTAAACTCAATGATCTACGGTCATAAGAGATATGCACAGGCTGCTGGAGCATGGATTAAAGGTGTTAATGGAATAATGTCTGAATCCTATTCATACTTAAGGCAGTCTCGTGGTATGTAGATTATAACTAAAAGTAATACATTAAGGTAATCGTTGGATAGGCTTTAATTAGCCTATCCAATATTATATATTTTTATAATGAAGGAGAATTTATTATGAAGGCTAAATTAATTGGTATTGGTGCTGCTGGTAATAAAGCAGCTATGGCGGCTATCGAGCAAGGTGTATTTAGAAGAGATGAAGTACTTCTTATCAATACAACTCGCAAAGATATGAAAGATGAATATGATGACATCAATGTAATCATTGGTGGTGGTATGGGCGGTTGCGGTAAAGAACGTGGTCGTGCTAAAAATATCACAATTGAATCCCTTAAATCTGAGAAACTTAAAATTGATGCTTTCCCAGATCCTACAGATGATGCAGTAGTAATTGTATCCTCCTCTGAAGGTGGTACTGGTTGTGGATCTTCTACAATCTTAGCGAAATATATTCGTGAAGTATTGAATATGAATGTCCATTTAGTAGTATTCACTGGTTTCGAAGATGATGCTCGTGGTCTACAAAACACTGTAGAATACTTCCAAGAACTTCAAGATAACTATACAGTTGAAGCTATCAGCAATAAGAAGTTCTTATCTTCTAGTAAGAATAAACAAGAAGCTGAACGTAAAGCTAATGATGAATTCTGTATTCGTATGCGTACATGGCTTGGTTTAGACTTAGTTGATTCTGATCAAAATATCGATGAAACTGACTTGTATAAAATCTCTACAACTCCTGGTTTCATGACAATCGAAACAGCTTACTTTGATGGCATTAAGAAACAATCTGATTTGGATAAAATATTCGAAGAAATGATTTATGCTACAAAGAGCTTAGATTTCACTCCAACAGCTAGACGTATTGGTGTATTCATGTATGCATCTGAACGTACTCAAAACGTTGGTTTCGATAATGCTAAAATCCGTGAAGAATTAGGTGAACCATTTGAATTCTTCACTCATATCCAAACAGTACCAGCTGGTCAAGAACGTGTATGTATCATGGCTTCTGGTATTAAACTTCCTACAGAAGAAGTTGAAAAGATTTATAATGAATATAAAGCTAGAACTTCCAATGTAGATAAAAAGAAAGATGGCTTCTTTGACCAAATTGGTGGTATGAAGATGGAAGAAGATGATGATATGTTTAACCTATCTAATTCTGCTATCAAGAACCCTACAGTTAAAGTTAAAGAAAACTTCTTTGATTCTGTAAAAGACGACGTTTTAGTTATCAAAGTAGATGGTAAGAAAGGTAATAAATCTTCCAAGATTGATGACTTCGAAGAACGTTATTAAGAAAGGAAGCATATATGGGTCTATTTGATAAATATGTAAAACCCAGCAGAGTTTACGCAGAGGACGTTCCGTTCTCTGCAGTAATCAAGAAATCTGCTGAGACTATAGTGAATGAATTGGATGCTTTAGATTGGACTAATCATGATATCGCATATAGGTATTTTGAAGATAACTTATCCGATATCATTTACTATCTAGGTGAAGGTGTTAAACCAATCTCTAGATGCTTATATATTAAGTTTGAACCATGGCAATATATTGCAATGATTATGGTTCAAAATCGTCCACAACTTGCTGAAGATAGAATTCGTGTACTTAATAATGAGATATATGAATTATTTGAAGTTATCAATGAATCAGCATTTGATCCAGATAGATTTGGTAAGACTCTTACAGCGTTATATAAGATCTCTAAGGTTATCAATGAACGTATCTACAAGAAATTAGATTATGTCGATTGTACTAATAAGCAGTTGAATACAATACTTTCTGTAGCACGTTATTCTAGTAAGAGTGAGACAATTAATATTAGTCGTGTTAATACTTCAATCATGAGATATATGGACCCATCTCAGACATGTGAAGAAGACTTAATGGATCTATATGGTGAACTCTTCTATGAAAACTTTGAGGAGTTCTTTGTAACTTCAATGCTAGAATCTGGTGAAGATCCTAAGATTAATACATATACTAAGAACTGGATGTTTGATTTAGAAACTAATGCTATGCTATTCATGTTGAATGAACGTCCTATGACAGTCATCAAACGTGTATTGACTAAGTATAGTCAAGAATGTCTACGTCTACAAAAAGTTCGTAAAGATGTACGATGCTCTATGTTAGCTTTATCTGCAGATTATGATAAAGTCTTATACATAGCCGAAGAACTTAAAGAGCAAGGACTCTATATATTCTAAACAACTATCCCAAGGTAGTTAAACTACCTTGGGGTATTTTATTTTTTTACTCCTCCTGGAACTTATTAGTAACTTATAATAATATTTTTTAGGAGGATTTTATTATGGGCTTACTTATTGAACGTGTAGCTGAGGTAACTGGCTACTCTCCAGAGCAGGGTCTATATGACGTTGCATATCCAACAGGATTTTTAAATTTTGATTCCCTAAATGGCTATAAGCTAAACTGTTATAATGACAAAGGTGAGATTACACCGGTAACACATCGAGGTATTCTTGATGGGTCTTATAACTTACTTATTGGTCGCTCAGGTTCAGGTAAATCTACATTTGCGGTACAAGCGGCGGCTAATATTATTAACCAATTCCCAGATGCTGAAATGGTTATCCAATCTATGGAAGGTGGTATTACAATTCCACGTTTGGAAACTCTAACTGGTTATATTGGTCAAGACTTATTCAATCATGTTTCTATTAAGAATAGTGGTATCACTGCAGAGTCTATCTATGATGATATCTATACTATCTATGAAACTAAATTAAAGAATAAAGATAAACTTATGTATAATACTGGTATGAGAGACTCTACTGGTAATCCAATTACTAAGTTTATCCCAACTGTTATGATTATTGACTCTATTGCATTATTGGCTCCAGAACGTATTGCAGATAAAGGTGAATTATCTGGTCAAATGGCGGCTACTGCAATGGCTAAAGCAAATACATCTCTCCTTAAAGGTGTAATGCAATTAATCAAAGCAACTAATATCATATTATTAGTAATCAACCATATTACTGAAAAGATTGAAGCTAGTGCATTTATGCACACTAAAGGTCAATTGATGTATCTTAAACAAGGTGAGTCTTTACCTGGTGGTAGAGCTGTAACCTATTTAGCTAATAACATCATTAGATTTGATGATAGTAAACTTAAAGAAGAGACATTTGGATTCTCTGGATCTCAAGTAGATATCTCTTTAGGTAAATCTCGTACAAATAAAGCTGGTAAATCTACTCCATTGATCTTCTCTCAAGATTATGGTTTTGATCCACTTTATTCTTTAATGATCATGCTTAAAGATTCCGGTAAGATTGCCACTAAAGGTGCTTACTTAGAATTAGATGGCTATGACACTAAGTTTAGAACTCGTGATTTTAAAGAATTCTTTACTGAACGTGAAGATTTCCGTATGCAATTCTTACGCTTGGCTCGTGAAGTAATGGATGAATTGATTGCTCCAGTACCTACAAGTGGTCAGGTTACAAATGCATCTATTACGAAAGACCTTATTGCGTCCTTCAGAGCATTGGAAGATTAAGTTATATATTATAAAGGTGATACAGAAGAGTATTGATTACTCTTCTGTATTTCATTTTATAATACTTTTAGAAAGGAGACACAATGGCGAACACATTGATTCTAGACGACGAGATTAATCGTGCTAGGCAAAGAATTCAGATTCCAGAACAAGTACTAGGGAAAGAGTTAATTCAACCATTCCCAGCTAGTAGTTCTGGTAGTCGAAAGATTATGTATAGTGTCCATTCAGAGCAATCTATGGCACTATGCTATCCAGAAGTCCCATTCATTCAAACTGGCTTTGAGAATGAATTTGGACATCGCTCCACATCTTTCCAACAAGCTGATCAACGTAAGACTGTATTAGCTAGAATAGAAAGATATGCAATGACCCCAGGTCATGAGTATTATCTTATCGTCCATAATGAAGAGACAAATACTTTAGATATCCTTCATAAGTTGGACTATAAGTATATTACAGAATCCTTTGGTTATGAGATTAATAACTCAGTTCTAAATAATCTTGTCGTAGGCAGTGTTATTGAGAAAGGAGACGTTATTACAAAATCTAAAGGGTTCGATGAGTACAACAACAGGATGGATGGCATCAATGTCTTATTAATGTATATTGCAAAGAATAAGACAACAGAAGATGCTATTGAGATTAGTGAGTCCTGTGCAAAGAGATTCAAATCACCGCTAGTTAAGAAGATCTCGTTCATGATCAATGAAAATGATATCTTACTTAATCTATATGGTAACAAGGATATCTATAAGGTTATCCCTGATATTGGTGAAGAAATCAAAGAAGGTATCTTAGCTGCAGTACGTCGAGAAAATAAAGAAGAAGCATTATTCTCTCAAGTATTCAATAAGCTTCAAGATATCAATATGTCTGATGAGAAGATTACATCTAATGGTCGTGTAGTTGGTATTGAAATTCATACTAATAACCCAGACCTAATGGAGAACTCTATCTATAATACTCAGCTTAATATGTATTATCAAGACAATAAGCGATTCTGTGATGAGTTAATCCATACAGTACACAAACTCCAGGCAAACTATAAATGTGAGTTAGGATATGATCTACAAAAACTTATGCATACAAGTAAACAAATCTTGGATGGTGTTAAGTTCAATATAGATAGCAATGTATACTCTAACTTACAAATGGATGTATACATCCTAGAAGAGAATGAACTCCATGTTGGTGATAAACTAACTAACCGATATGGTGGTAAAGGTGTTATCTCTAATATCTTACCTGATGAACTTATGCCTCAAACTGAGGACGGTCAAAGAGTAGATATGAAATATAACCAAGCAACTGTAGTCAATCGTTTGAATCCATCCCAGTTATTTGAAATGGAAATCAACTCCGCATCAGCTGCAGTAGTTCGTAATCTTAATAAGCAAGACACTAATGGATCTCTTAAGAAGATTATAAAATTTGTAAGCTTCTTTAGTCCAAGTCAAGCTAAAGAAATGGAAGCATTTGTTAGTAATAGTAATCCATCAGTTCGTATGGAGTATCTAAACTCTATTATCGAAGATGGTAATATTACTATATCCATTTTACCAATGCAAGAACCAGTTACTATTGAAACTCTACAAAGAGTTCTAGCTGAGTTCCCAGAAACAAGACATGGGTATGTATATACTCCTATGCTTGATTCTTCCAATCAAGGTATTAGATTAGTTAAATCTTTAAGACCTGTACTTGTAGCTAAACAATACGTATGTCGTTTAAAACAATATGCAGAAGAGAAGTTCTCAGCAACAAGTATGTCTTTCAGTAACAACAAAGGTGAAAATAGCCGTAATAAATCTGCTGGTCTATATAAACCTGTATATACTAATACACCTATCCGACAAGGGGAAATGGAAATTAGTGCATTAACTCATATTGGTGATGATATCAATGTAATCATGTTAATGCTCTATAGTACAGCTCCTATTGGACGTAGATCTATCAAAGATCTATTGACTAAGAATCCTAATGATGTAGACATTACTTTATCCGCAGATGCTAAATCTAGATCTGCTGAGATTGTAAATGCATATCTTAAGGCTATTGGTCTAAAATTAACATTTGAGAAGGTTCCAAAGAAATATCAAGAAGCATTATTGTATGATATTCCAGATGAAGATTTCTATACACCTGCAATGCTCGAAGACTATTCTTATCTTAAAGCGTTAAGAGAGAATGATAAGTCTAAGATGACTATTACAGTTAAAGAGTTCAATGGCAAATATTATCCAGTATATGATAACTTTGTTGAACCTGGTATCCCAGCTATCATGGAAGGAGCTATGAGTAGCGAACCTCCAGAAGGTTATAGCGAAACAGATTCCTTATGGGTAACTAGGGGTATTAAGTACTTTAATAAATAAGGAGGCAATCATGATTTTAAGAGATCTTTATACGACTCTCTTACGTGGTAGTCTTGATAACGTCTTTGAAGACGAGAATTTAAGATTGATTAATGAACGGACTTCAGTTTTGTTAAATAAACCAAACTGGACCATTCAAGATATAGACGATGCTGATACAATCTTACGTATCAGCAATGTCTTATATAATAATACAGATCTAGCTGTATTGCCATTAGAGGATGGTGTTTATGATTTACTCTTAGAAGCTTATAAGAAATACAATCCTAACTTCCAAGTTGGATCTGATGTAGTTCATTTTAAGCTCCAAGGTAAAGGTAAGGCTACAAGTAATGAAAATTACATTGAAGCTATAGTATCTTATCCGAAGGAAACTAATGATACTCTATATAGAGATACATTCATTGAAGTTCCAACGAATAGATGGCAACCTGCAATGGATTCTAATCATGCTACAGTATCCGATAGAGGTAGAGACACAGCTCATAAATATCCTCAATTAGTTGGTACTTTAGATAAGTGTAAGTTTGTATTAGAATCTGATGCAAAGAAAGCTTTTGTAGATAAAGATCCAAAAGTAAAGATATTTGAAAGAGACTTCTTAGCTAAACATGTCATGATGGGATTGATTAATTATCAAACTCCATTTGAGATGGTAGCGGAAATCAAATATGATGGACTATCTGTAGAGGCTGAAGTAAATAACAAAGTAGTCAGTGCTAGAACTCGAGGAGATTTAGATGCTGACTTAGCTACAGATTTAACTGATATTTTATATGGTTATAGATTCCCTAATGAGTTATCTGATAATGAAGTTATCGGTATGAAGTTCGAGGCAATCATTACCAAAGAAGATCTAGTTAGATTCCAGAATGCTACTGGTAAAACTTATAAGAATATGAGAACTGCAATAGCTGGTATCATTGGTTCGGCTAATGCCAGAGATTATATTGACTTTATTACATTAGTACCATTAGCAACTTCTTTAGACTTCAATAGTCGTATAGAAGAATTAGAATTCATGAATAGATACTTTGCTACTAAAGAGCCTAATAGATATAGAATCATTCAAGGTTATTATAGCAACGTACTATTCCAAGTGAATAAGTTTGTTCAAGATGCTGATTGGTTTAGATCTTATATGCCATTTGCTTATGATGGTATTGTAGTATCTTATACCGATAAGAATATCATTCAAGCTCTTGGTAGAGAGAATCATGTGAATAAGTATAGTATTGCAATCAAGTTCAATGCTATGGTTAGATCTACAAGATTCCGTGGTTACCAATATACAGTTGGTAAGAATGGTGTTATTACACCGATGATTATGTTTGACCCAGTGGAATTCAATGGTACAGTTCATAACTTAGCAAGTGGTCATTCATATGAAAGATTCAAAGCATTATCATTAAGATACAATGATATTATTGATGTGACTTATGTCAATGATGTAATGCCATATGTATCTAGACATGATTGTGTAGAGAATGATAATAATCCAAGACCTATGGAGGATTTCATCGATAATTGCCCTGCCTGTGGTACTCTACTGGTAGAGTCCTATAGCGGCAAATCTGTGTCATGTCCTAATCCTAAATGCATTGGTCGTGGTATTGCTAGGATGGCAGATATGCTTAAAAAGATTAACTTTAGAGATTTCTCTGAAGCTACAGTTAAGGATTTAAGCATAACTTCATTCACTGATCTTCTTAATATTACACCAGATAGATTAGCTATTCTAGGTGATGTAAATAGTAAGAAGTTCATGGAGCGGGTAAACGAACTAAAGACAAAGCAAGTATATGATTATAATATCATTGGTGCTCTTGGCTTTACAGATATTGCAATTAAGACTTGGAAGATTGTACTTCATGCGTTGAAGATAGAAGAAGTATTAAACTTACCAGATAGTGAATTGCAAACTAAACTCATGAGACTAAAAGGGATCGGTAAAGTTGCAGTAGAGACTATTCTTAATGAACGTGAAGTCTTTGCTGAAGATCTCATTACTATCATGAAAATGAATAATGTAGTCAGAACTTATAATCTAGTAGATAATCGTAAGAAGATTGTAATTACTGGGTTTAGAGATGATACATTAGCAGAGAGAATGGCACCTCTCGGGTATTTCGTTACAGATACAAGTGTAACTAGAGATACAAATATTCTAGTGATTCCTCATGTGGGATTCAGTAGTTCTAAAGTAGACAAAGCACTCAAGTATGGTATCCAGATTGAGGCATTGCCTGACTTTAAAGCAAGATTTGGTTTGTAAAAAATTACAAACTAACTTACAGAATATTAATATATTATATACGTGATCATGATATAGTCTATGGTCACGTATTATATTTTATTTTCCATGCAAAGGAGACACAACCATGGTAAAAGACATTAAAGAAACAAACATTATTGAAACTGTATTAGAACGCTTGAAAGCAGAAGACCAAATTATTCTACGTTCCCATCAGTTTGTAAATGTATTGAAATCTGTACTATTCGGTGCAGTTAAATTCTTAGCAAACACTAAGTTTGAAAACGAAGCAGCGTTGCGTGTCAATGATAAAAATGGTACATTCATTGCTGGTATTGTTTTAGAACGTGCAGTAGATGATGAAGGTAAAAACTCCTTCGAAGCTCGCTTTGAGTTAGAAGAAGATGGTATCAAAGATATCGCTACTGTATATGATTTAAGTGATGAAGAAGTTCAACGCTTCTTGAATCGTTTCATGTATGTATTGACTAATAACAAATTCGTTAATAATGCATTCGTATTCGATATCACTCGTGTAATCTTATCTTCCGTAATCAATGCATTGATGAATCTTAACAAAACAGATATCGATGAAGATGGTTACGAAATCAAATTTGATGAATATCTTACAGTTACTGCAACTGAAGAAGATGGTAAACGTGTTATCGACTTCGAACCAGCTGTCGATATGAAGAAATTCATTAAAGACGATAAACTCGTTGACGTTGAATAATAACTGATAATATTGGAGGTTAGGTGAATAACCTAACCTCCCATTGTATCTTTTATTTTTAATCGGAGACACGTGAAATGAAAAAAGGCGTAATAAATGGAACGATGTATACTATCTATGACTTCGATACGGCAATGAAGAATGCTGAAGACATTAATATTGCTATCGAAGAGGATGGTAAAGTCTTTCCTATTATAAGCAAATCTAATGCATACCAAACTAATGGTGTTGTACTTGATGGATGTATGGCGACTTTCATCAGTGCAGATAAAGACCAGTCTAAGTATGAATTAGATACTATGAAGATTATTGATTTTAGTAATGCTAAGAGCATGCAAGATCAAATTGAAAAGTCTAGTGAGTTACGTTCTATGGAAGAGACTATCTTGATTAATCCAGATAATATCTTCAATGTTAGAATTAAACCAAATGACTTACCTGAGATGATCGGTCTAAAGGAAGCTGTTAATCGTAAGAATATTGATATCAACAAATATGCTTATCGATTTGGGGATAACTTTAATAATGACCGTCGTCTATTTGAAAAGGATACTATCACATTAGCAAAGATTAAGACAATCGCTGAAGCATTAGATATGGATTGTTATGTAATCTTTGAAGATAGAGAACCAAATGTACCTAATCCAATTGGGTCACAAATTAAAGTTAAGATCACCAATATTGGGGAGGGTGACAATGAACACACAAGCTAAGTTTATCGCAGACTATAACGATAAAAATAGACCTAAGTTCAATGACAAATTCTTCACTAAGTCTGATGATGATATCATTGAAGACTTGAAGGATGTTATTCTTTCATGCGAAAGAAATAAATTCTATACTATCAAGGTATTAGGATTTGAAGTTATAGATGATTACACTGAAGTACAAAAGCTACTTATCGGTGATGAAACTCCATCTATATCTATTAAAGACTCTGACCTTAAGATATTGAAAGTAACTTATCATGTAGCTTGTACTAAAGATGAGGATACTTTCGATGTACTTATTGCGATCCCAAGAGTTATTGATGGGGCATATATCCATTTAAATGGTAATGACTATTTCCCATTATTCCAGCTAGTAGATGGTAGTACTTATAATAATACTACAGCTGCAGCGGCTAAGACTCAATCGATTACACTTAAGACAAACTCCAATGCAGTTAAGATGCTTCGTAACTTCGTTGATCTAAATACAACGAAAGAGAAGACATTACGCATGGCTATGTTTAGTGTATATCTATTTGACCATAAGGTTACACTATTCGAATACTACTTAGCTAGATTTGGATGGTATGAAACTTTAAGCAAGTTTAACTTTGAAGATATTATCAAGATTTCTGATCATGATATTGACGATCCAGAGTATTATACTTTTGCTATCGCCAATGCTCATATGAAGAATCCATTCTATATCTCTGCAGTGAAATCCTTTGTAGATAATGATAGAATTCTACAATCCTTTATTGCATCATTTGCTAAAGCTATAAGCTTATATGCAACTAAGAAGACTACATTAGACCAAATTTATACTACAGAATTCTGGGTATGTAAATTGGGTTATAACTTTGTGTCTTCTGAAACTTCAGTATTCACTAAAGGTAATGCAATCATTGAATCTTTGGAAAACTCTTATGATATTCCAACTAAGAAACGTTTGCGTTTACCTGACCATATCAAAGAAGATATCTATTCTGTATTGAAATGGATGGCATGTGAGTTCTCTTCAATTCGTTTGAAGAATAACTTAGATGCTTCCTCTAAACGGATTAGATGGTCTGAATATATTGCAGCTATGTATATCATGCTTATCAATGTTAAACTTAGACGTTTACCAGAGAAGCATGATCCTAACATGGAAGCTTATCGAATCAAACAGCAATTGAATACTCCACCAATGGCTTTGATTGCTGAATTACAGAAATCTAACCTTAAAGGTTTTCGTAATATGGTTAACGATAGAGATTCATTCTTACAATTAAAGTACACCATTAAAGGTCCATCTGGTCCTGGGGAATCTAACAGTAAGAATGTAGCACGTAATGTACGTGCAATCGATCCATCTCATTTAGGGATTATCGATTTGAATACATCTTCCGCATCAGATCCTGGTGTAGGTGGGATGTTATGTCCACTCAACTATGGTGTATATGAATGGAATTCTTTCACTAATGAAGAAGAGCCTAATGTATGGGACGATAACTTCAGTAAGATGCTTAATATATACCGTGAAGAGAAAGGTTATACATCTGCAATCATGTTAGCAGATGATGCTGGATTAGAATTAACAGATACTAGAGATCCAGAAGCAGTAGCATTCGATGCCCATTTACTTGGTCAAACAATTGCTAAGGTAGCTAGAACTCGAGCATTTGAGAAACAACTTCGTCCAGCTTTAATTAACATGGAAGACAGCTGTTCAATATACTTTGAGGAGGTTTAAGATGGCTGATATCTACTACAGATATTTCGTGTTCTCCAGAACTCAAATGGAAGCACTTAAAGAACGCTATAATAAACTTGGTAAAGATATTGAATTCGGTAAAGTAGTAGTTGGCGGTGTCAAGAAAGAATACACTGATATTCTTCTTGACATGAGTCAAGCTAAATACTCCGATTCAATTAAAGTTGCTGAGGGCGATATTCGCCGTATTATTTATACTAAAACTAAATAGGAGGATTCTATGCGAGTAGGACAAGCAAACACTGATATTCATAATTTTGGTCACTATCTAGTTAAGCTTCTTGATACAAATTCTTTATATTGGGATAAACTAGAAAGTATTTCTCCAGACTATGATCTTCTCAATGACCATAATGAAAGTTATTTCATTAAGACTGATGAACTTTTGGAAGCTAAAGAAGGTTTCATCATTAGCTCTCATTCATATGGTCGTAAGTTAAATATTCGTGGTAAAAATATCATCTTGGTATACAATGAAGATATTGAAGCTGAATACTTAACTGATAATCCATTCAGTGTAGCTGTGAATCGTGAATCCGATTCTATGCATACATTATTGATTAACTTTAACGTATTCGTTAAGTTAGTTGCTAAGAAAGACTATAATGGTATTTACTCATTCTTCGCTACATTCTTTAAATGGTTATGTGGTGGAGAATCTGTACAATCTCATTTATATTCAGTTCTTACATACATCGATGTAGTTTATCATAACTTAAACTTAGAAAAAGTTAAGACTTTCATCGACTTCAATCTTGCTAAATCTACTGATATCTTAAGCCAAGTAGTTATGAGCAAATTCAATGTACCAAATGTACACGGATTTGTTGCTAGAGTATTAGCTATCATGGAAGTAGATAACAATAACATCTTTGCAGAGTTATTCTATTATCCAAGATATACTAATGATCTTATTAAGGCTGGTATTGAACCAGAATTCAGTCTTAAAGGATTCTTAGCTACTATTGAAGAAGCATTTGAAAATCAACATGATGAAAATATTGAATTACGTAATGCTTTCATCGATGCTAACTACTTCAATAATGCTACTATGGAAGTTGATGCTGAAAGTAAATATGAAAAGATCGTATTCACTCAATTACTTGAGTTTGAACCACGTCTAGAACAACAAATCGATTTACTATTCGGTATGCCTAAAGAACTTTTGGAAACTACTATGGATATTATCTACAAAACTATTGATGACTGTATTGAAAAATATGGTATCAAAGAAGTAGATCCAGAAGAAGAAAAAGAACGTAAACTTCAATTAGAATCTGATATTGAAGACCAAATCAAGAAAGCTATTGAAGGAATGGATAAGAAATAATATATTACCCTCTAGGACACATAATCCTAGAGGGTTTTATTTTTTAAGGTGGTGAGATATATGAAAGAAGCAGTTATTGATAACTGTACTTGCCCTAAGTGTTATTCAAAGAACTTTGATCTATATACAGCTAATGGTAAACCAGTTAGCTATGCTAATATCATTCTTGCATTTAGTAAAGATCCTAAACAGGTGTTAGATAATTTGAATAGATACCAATTGTATAAATTCAAATGCAATGATTGTGGTAAGTCTTTCTCTATTGATTGGAGATGGGGATTACCATACCCTACTATGGAGAAGATAGACGTATAGCCTCGAACAAAGCAATAATAAATGAAAGGAGAATTTACTTATGATTTCAAAGAATAATCTACTATATGTCATAGGTGCTATTATTTATATTGCTTGTTTCGGTTACATTGTACATGATATGCTTCAAGCTCCTGAAGGTCGTGTATTAATCTTTATTTATACCACTTCAGTGATTTTGACTGCATTAATTATTGTAATTGGTTATAAGATATCTAAGGCACTCTTACACATACTTGAAAAGTATATGGGAGAGTGATAAGATATGATTGAAATAACTATAGCTATTCTTATCGCAGCAGGCATGCTGACTGTTATTTCTAACATTAGCTTCATTGTTAATGTCGGATTAATTATGTTAACATTGTTATGTATCTTATCTAATGATAATAACAAAAAAAGGTAAATTTATGATGGCTTTTGATCTTTTATTGGCATTAGTTATCGTAGGTAGTATTGTCTACAAAGTTATGAGTGGACAAGAGCTTACTCACGATTATATAATGTCTATAATGTCAGTAGTCTTACTATTTATTATCTATAAATCTATAAAAGTAAAATAGTAATCTACACTAAACAAGTTAATACTTTATGTATAATTTGTTATGGAGAGGAATGTTATACGTAATGAATGTAACTTTAGCGATAACGGCATTGTTTATCATCATTATTATATCTTTACTGTGGATGGTAGCTAGAGTCTTATATAAAGATCATCTATCTGATTCTCCACTCTATATAATAACTGATAAACGCAGTATGATTATTGATGAAACAGATAACTATCTTAAGTTAATCCATAACGAGAGATCAATATTTCTGGTAGAACTCAATGGTGAATTCTTTGTTAATGTAACTGGAAGATCATACGATCAAGTAAAGATTGGTGATCAAGTTATATTAGCATCTGGTCCCACTACTCGGGACTTTATTATTAAAAAATTGTAGGTAAATTGTAATGAAACTATTATCAATCCGACTTGAAAACTACATAGGTATTTACAATGGTCGTGGTGATAATATCTTAGAGGTAGACTTATCACAGTCTACCTCTAATATCGTCATCATTCGTGGCTCCAATGGTTCTGGTAAGTCCACTTTATTAAAAGCTTTATCTCCACTCCAAGATGATAATAATGCTATTATCCCTGGATTGGAGGGTAAGAAAACTTTAAGATATCTTTACAATAATGAAGTATATGAAATACTATACGTTCATCCAGTAAAGACTGATGGCTCTAGAGGTCAAGTTAAGATGCAAGTATATAAAGGAATGAACCGTGTTGAGTTGAATCCTACTTGGAATGTGACTTCTGGTAAAGACATCATATTCGATTTATTTAACTTAGATGCTAACTTCCTTACACTATCTCAGTTATCATCTGAAGATAGAGGGTTAGCCGATAAGAAACCTGCAGAACGTAAGAAGTTCGTTAATAGTATTATTAATGGTATTGAAGTATACAACAACATGTATAAAGTCATTACTAAGAAGTATTCTACATTCAAGAATCTCATTAGTACAATATCTTCTAAGATTAATCAAATTGGTAATATAGAAGAATTGAATTCTAGATATAATAATATCACTAGACAAGTTGAAGATGTATCTAGAGAAAGAGATAGAGCAGTTATTGAAGCATCTAAGATTGATGCAGAGATTGGTATCTTGACTAGAGATAATAATCTTGAAGAATTCTATAAGATTAACGAAGAGATACGAGAGAATCTAGATTATATTAGAGCATCTAAATCTCAAGTTATTAATCTTTCTAAAGGAGAATTATCTAGTGAAGATCTAAATGAACTAAAAGATATTATTGATAGAAGTCTACGTACTTTTGATAAAGATATATCTAAATGGAAATCTGAAGAAGCTGTAGCTAACGCTAAGATTGAAAATATATCTAGAGAAAAAGATGAGACGTTTAAGTCTTTACAAACTAAGATTACTAAACGTGGTACTTTATTAGATGGAGGATTCAGTGATTCTGATCTATCTCTATATAAAGATACTAAAGCTAAGATAGCTGAACTTGAAAATGATATCAATGGGTTAAATTCTTCTATTAAGAATCTTTCTGAAGCAGAGGCATTAGTCAATGCGATGGAAATGATTGTCCCAGTATTAGATAGTCTTTATAATGGTTTAGATGCTACCACTAAGAAAGAGAAATATGATTTCGTTAAGACTACACTAGATAATGATGGTAAGTATGTAGATCAAACTATTGAATTGACTCGTACTTATAATGAAGTATCTAGAACTGTGACTGAATTAGAATCTGAAATATTAGCATATGAGATTCTATTCGATAAAGCTAAATCTTTAGCATTAAGACCTAAAGATTGTAAGATAGATGATTGCTCTTTTGTTAAAGAGGCAATTGAAGCGTCTTCTAAGCATCCAGAGAAACGCATCAATGATATTAATAAAGAAATTGATGAGTCTAATAAACTTTTAAAATCTCTAGAGAAAGATATTGAGTCTTATAAAGAACTATATGACTTCAATAAGAGATTTACTAATCTCCATGGTATGGTATTATCTTTCAGAAAGCTATTAGAAAAGAGTCCAGTTGATTATATCATTGACCCATACCAACTATTAGCTTCTTTAGACCATATGGAAAAATTAATGATTGACTTCAATCAGATTCGTGGTATCTTTAATATTATTACTACTAAATCTAACTATGAGGAAATCATTGAATCATTAAAAGAACCAGCGGCGAAGTATGAAGCAAACAAGGCTCTAATCGATGAATTAGACTCTGACATCGCTTCATTGAAAGATAAACTGTCAACTATAAGTTTACAGTTGACTACTGAGAATGAATCTATTAGTGAAATTACTAATAATATCTCCATTACAGAGTTTAGAATGGAAGTCTATACTAAATGTAAGTCTTTAGTAGATGAGTGTATTGGACTTGAAGAGAGAAACAGTGAGCTTCAATCTCAGATTAATTCTTTATCGGATATTGCCTTTAAGGTTAAAGATCTTGAGACTAGAATGGATGAAGCTAAGTCTAGAGCTGATAGATTGAATAATGACTTAAATGCTATTCTTAGTGAAAGAGATAAGATAGCATCAAATAAAACGTTATTAGAAGACTATATCAGGGACCTAGACCTGTATAATAAGAATTTCTCGATTCTCGAAACTATACGTTACTATTTAAGCCCAACTACGGGCATCCAGACAGTGTTTATGAGAACGTACATGGGAAATATTATTTTGAAGGCTAATGAATTACTAAGTTTAATATTCAATGGTCAATTCATTATACAACCATTCGTTATCAATGAAGCTGAATTTAGAATTCCTTGTCTTGGTAATGGTTTAGTTAATGATGATATCTCATCTATGAGTACAAGTCAAATTTGTATGATTAGTATGATCTTATCATTCGCTATTCTATCTAACTCGTCTACTGATTATAATATCTTGAAGCTAGATGAAATTGATGGTGGTCTTGATACAGAGAATCGCATTCAATTCATTGGTTTATTGAAACAACTTATTACCATGGTAGGATGTGAGCAATGTTTCCTTATTAGTCATAATATGGAATATGATGCTGACACTACTGTGATTGATATGGCTGCTAGACCAGTATTAGTTAGATAGGAGGTCCTATTACATGTATGATTTCGCAAGTGCATATGTACTAGCTAGAACTTTAGAGATTGTTGCATCTGCTGCAGCAATTGGGTTAGTTATAACTATGGTTGTTCAAGATTAATATAATGGACTAGTCTCTTAGCAGACTAGTCCGTTTTCTTTTTTGTAATACTCCTGAATTATAGCTGTATATTATTAAGGTGATATGATATAGTTATATTTATTTTAAGGAGGAAATATCATGTTAGGACATTTGAAAATTGTATTAGTTGGTTTGGTTACATTAGCATTCTCTTATTTCATAGATCAAAGTAATCAAGATTCTCTTGGTATTATCATTCTTTTAGCACCATTATATTCCATTGGTGCAATTGTTACATTAATTGGTCTTGCTGGTGTTGCAGACCAATTCATCAATCCAATGCCAAAACGTAAAAGAGCTAGACGATAAAAGTCTAGCTCTTTATTTTTTGACATTCTATTAATATTATTTTTATTCCCAAGGAGGAAACAAAAGATGAAAACTGAATTATTTGTTATTATTGCAAGCGTGATTGCTATCGGATTAAACGTACTATCAATGGGTCCATCTATTGCTAATATCTTAGATGGATATAACTTGAAGATGTCTTATGCATTGGTATGCACAAACATCTCCATTATTATTATTTCAATCATTTTGTCTTACGTAGCAGTAAGTTTAAAAAACAACAAATAGAATGACATCCTAATAGGAGGATATATGTTTAGAAAGAAGACTCAACTATATCTAATTCATATAATCTTATTAAATGTCTTTTTATTAGCTGCAAGTTATATGCGTAAATTTTCTATGTTACTGATGTGGATTTTGTTTATACTTGCAGCTATTTCATTAGCATGGTTATTATATAACTCTGTTGATAGAAGGTGAAATTGTTGATTAAGTTGTTTTCATTTATAGGAATCTTAATTTGTCCATGGATGATTTTGATTCCTTTATTTTTATTAGAATGGATTACAGGTTCTCATATGAGGGATACACCTTATGTGATTGGAATACTGATAATCTATGATTTTGGTATGGGATTCTTATTAACGTATCGATATATTATGGATAAGATTGGAGGGAAATAATGATATCGAGTGATAAGTTAACTAAGTATGATTATTATTACTTATCAGTGGCAAATCAGATATTGAGTAATGGTGATATGCGAGATAACCGTACAGGTATTCGAGCTATCTCTTTACCTCATGTCTGTATGACATTTGATTTGGAAGATGCATTTCCAATTCTAGCTTCTAAGTTTGTTGGATTCAAAACTGCAGTGAAGGAGCTATTATGGATTTGGCAAATGCAATCTAATGATGTCCGTAAACTCCAAGATATGGGAGTACATATCTGGGATGAATGGATGCAAGAGGATGGAACTATTGGTAAAGCTTATGGATATCAATTAGCTAAATATAAGCAAGTTGATAATCTTATTAAGACTATCAAAGAAGATCCAACCAATCGTCGTATGGTAGTAACTCTTTGGAATATCGAAGACTTACCAGATATGGCATTGCAACCATGTGCATTCCAAACACTTTGGAATATTAATCATGGTAGACTGAATTGTATGCTAACTATTCGTAGCAATGATTGGTTCTTAGGTCAACCATTTAACGTTACTCAGTATGCAGTCTTAGTGCACATGCTTGCTCAGGTTACTGGATATAAACCTGGGCAGTTGACTGTATGTATTAATGATGCTCATATTTATGAGAATCATATACCACAAATGCAGCAACAGCTAGGATTAGTTGATCTAAATGATCTTACAGATACTATTAAAACTAATAGAGAATGTAAACCTCAACTAGTTCTAAATCCAGAGGTGAAAGACTTCTATGATTTTAAGATTGAAGACTTTAGTCTAGAAGGATATACTCCAGGTCCAAAGATTAAAGCAGAAGTAGCAGTTTAGTAGTTTAAGAAGAAAGATCAGGGAAAGTTATGCTATTAACTCTCATAGCAACTTATGACAATTCACGGCATCTAGTTAATTCAATGGGAGAGAAGATTTTAACAGTGCCTAAATTTGAAACAGAGATGAGAAATATCACTCTAGGTTGTACAGTAATCATGGGAAGAGAGACCTTTGAGAAACAATCTAGTCTATTGAACCATCGCAATTATATAGTTTTGAGTACAAACAAAGATTATAGAGTTAGTAATCCAAAAGTAAAAGTAATGCATTCTCCTGAGGAGATCATTCAATACTTAGAAGATACTGATGTAAAACAAGCATACGTTGTAGGAGGAGCTAAGACATTTAGTTCCTTTACTAAGTATGCTACACGTTTTATAATTTGTCATATCCATAGCAATAGTATGAATGGACGTGAAAAGTTCCCACTTCTTAGGAAAAAAGATTTCCATATAGAAGTAACAGCTACTAAGCAGTATTATGATATTGATGGAACTAAACGTACATACACATGGCATAAAGAAACTTTCTTCAGACGTGATGAAAGTAAGATAATTGATATGCGTAGATCTAAAGTTCCATTGGTTCTAAGTTTAGATAACCAAAATAAAAAATAGTCATATATTATTGATGTGAATTAATGGTTATAACATTGCCTATTCATTGTGAAAACGAATAGGCAGTGGTTTATAATATAGTGTATTTTAATTTTATTTAGGAGGTTCATTATGAACAAGAAAAACGGTAAGGCAATTTTAACAACTTTGGTATTGAGTGCAATGGCAGCATCCACATTCGCAGCTGGGGTTAACAACACAGTTGATCCAAATGCAACAGGATACGGTGCCGAATCCTATGGCAAAGATAATGTCATCACTACGACAGGCACATCAGCATTTGCTGCTGGCTTTGAAAATACTGTAAGTGGCGCTAACTCTCTTGTATACGGTCACAACAATAAAGCGACCGGTGCAAACAGCTTAGCTGGTGGCGAAAATTCCGAGGCAAAGGGCTATAGTAGCCTAGCTATTGGTTCATCTTCTCAGGCGCTAAAAGATTACACATTTGCAATTGGGTCTCAAGCCCGTGCAGCTGCAGATAATACTGTAGCTATTGGCAACGGTGCTTATGCTAATAAAGATAATGCATTGGCTCTTGGTGCTGTTACTTCAGTAGATGGTAAAGATTCTATTGCACTTGGCTCACATGTTCAATCTCATGCTGATAACAACGTAGCTATTGGTACAGCAGTTAATACTAATAGTAATGATAGTGTTGGTATCGGTACTGCAGTTACTACTAATAGTAATAATAGTGTAGGTATCGGTAACCACGTTACTAATAACCTTGGTAACAGCATCGGTATCGGTAATGGAGTTGCTACAAACTTCAATACTATTGGTATTGGCAATGGGGTCGAAACTAAGGTTCAAGATACTATTGCCATCGGCAACGGTGTAATTTCTGATGGCGAATCTTCAGTAGCTATCGGTAATGCTATCCATGCAAAAGGCGTCAAAACTGTAAACATTGGTACAAATGTAAATGCAAAAGGCGTATCTTCTATTGTTATTGGTCGTGATACAACTGTAAATGGCGATGATACTACAGTAGTAGGCGCCAATAATGGTTTTGTTAATGCTGATCAATCCGTTGTAGTTGGTTATAACAACTTAGTTCAAAGCGCTGATAAAGAACAATTGATCTTTGGCGCAAATTCCACAACTAAAGAGCAAGGAGCAACAGTTGTAGGCTCCCATGCTCAAGCTACAGCAATTGATGCATTTGCTATCGGTAATAATACCGTTGCAGATGTACAAAACAGTGTTGCATTAGGTACTAACTCCACAACTACAGAAGCAACACCAACTTCTAACATTAAAGACTTTACTACTGATATCCGTTTCATGAACAGCTCTTATGCTGGTGAAACACCTGATTCTGTAGTAAGCTTTGGTACTAGCGGTAAAGCTGGCAAAGGCGGAGTTACTCAATACACTCGTCAATTGCAAAACTTAGCAGCTGGTCGAGTATCTGCTACATCCACTGATGGTATTAATGGCTCCCAATTGTACGACGTTGCATTGGAAGCGCAAAAACACAATACTCTTGTAGATGGAACTAATACAACAGTTACATCTCAAGACAATAACTTTGGTCGTAAAGAATACAAAGTTAACGTTAACCGTGATTTAACTAATATGAACTCTGTTCAATTCAATACAGTTAATGATCCACAACGTAACTTTGTAACCAAAGACGGTATGCATGTATTCAATGGCGATGTGAATACTAACTATGGTCCTAATGGCATCAAAATTGAAAACACTGATAACTTGGATACTGCAGAATATAATATGGATGGCATCAACATCAATTCTAATGGCAAGAACGTTAAATTTGGTACTGATGGTATCAGCGCTGGCGATCAAATCATTAACAATGTAAAAGCTGGTGTAGCAGATACTGATGCAGTTAACGTAGCTCAATTAAATGGTCTTCGTAAAGACGTTGAAGATTTAGCTGATGCTCAAAACCAAGTTAACACTGCAGTTGAAAGCACTTTAGCTAACCATAAAACTGCAATCAATAATGCAATGGCTGAAGCTAAAAAACATACTACAGTTGTAGCTGGTGATAATGTAGCTGTATCTGAAGGTACAAATGCAGCTGGTGGTAAAGAATACACTGTATCTGTTAAGAAAGATCTTACAGATATGAGTTCTGTAGCATTTGGTAAAGATACTGATCCTAAACATGCAGTAGCAACTAAAGATGGTTTGATTGCATTCGATGGTGATGTTGATACTAAACACGATGCTAATGGTGTTACAATTGAAAACCGTAATACATTGGATACAGCTAACTATGGCATCGACGGCATGACTGCAAGTGGTGCTAATGGTACAGTTTCCTTCACAACTACAAATGTAGATGTAGCTGGTAACCAAATCCATAATGTAGCTACTGGTACAGCTGGTACTGATGCAGTTAACGTTGATCAATTGAATTCTGTAGTAGCAGCTAACAAAGCAGTTGAATCTGTAGTAGCAGACAACAAAGTAGACAATATTGCTGCAGTTCGTGTAACTAATGGTAAATCCACTGGTGATGCGAATGCAACATACGGTGTTTATGTAAGTAAAAACACTGTACGTAATATTGCTAAAGATGCTGTTACATTCAAAGGTGATGACGTTATTAAAGTAACTCGTCAAGTGAATGAAAATGGTGCAGATGTAGTTACTACTACATACAATGGTGGTAATGCAGCTAAAGTAACTCCATTAACTTATAAAGCTAATGGTGGTGCAGCTAATACTACTACTCTTGCTACAGGTCTTGACTTCACTAATGGCAACAACACTACAGCTTCTGTAGCAGCTAATGGTGCAGTTAAATACGATCTTAATAAAGATCTAAAAGGTCTTGACTCTGCTAAATTCAATGGTGGTGTAGTTATCAACAATGATGGTATCAATGCTGGTAATAAAACAATCACTAATGTAGCAGCTGGTCAAAACGGTACTGATGCAGTTAACGTTAACCAATTAACTAGTGCTATTGATCAAGTTAATAGCAATGCTAGCAAATTAGGTAATGTAGTTCGTGCTAACCAAGAAGAAGCTCGTAAAGGTATTGCTGGTACTGCGGCATTAGCTGGTTTACATCCATTAGACTTCGATCCAGACCATAAATTAGACATTATGGCTGGTTATGGTCATTTCCACAATGCTAATGCTGGTGCAGTAGGTATTGCTTATCGTCCTAACGAAGACTTGATGTTCACAGCTGGTACTACATTCGGTAGTGATAATGTAATCAATGCCGGTGTTACTTATAAAGTAGGCGCTCGTTCTGAAGTATCCCGCTCCAAAGTAGCAATGGCTAAAGACTTAGCTGAAGCTAAGAAAGAAATCGCTCAACTTCAATCTGACAATGCTAAATTCAAAGCTATCTTGAATGCAGTACTTGGTCTTGATTTACCTCAAGAAGCTAATACAGTATTCCCTGATATCGAAGAAAATCATTGGGCTTATGTAGCAGTTGACGATATGGCTAAACGTGGTCTTTTAGTTGGTTATCCAGATGGCACATTCAAAGGCGACCGTGCTGTAACACGCTATGAATTCGCTGAAGTAATTCATCGTGCAATTGAAAAAGCTAAAGAATTAGGTCAAACAGTTGATAGCCGTTTGGTTGAAGAATTCAAACCTGAATTGATGCGTTATGCTGTTGAAGGTAAAAAACTTGAACGTGTTCATGTAAACAAATCTACAAAAGAAGTTAAACGTGATCAATACGGTACAATCATCACTAAATAATAAATAAATGAATAATGGGTAAAGGTCCTAGTGACCTTTACCCTCATTTATTTTTTTGTAAATATGAGATAAAAATGAAACTCAGCTTCTCTATTATACATTATAATAGGCATCAAGATTTAGATGTCAATATTTTTTTATAAGGAGAATTTTAATATGGAAAAAGTTTTACCATCTGATCTTCTAAATATGGTTCAAGGTGTCATTGAGGATAATAAACTATCCTTTGATATCTCTGAATTAAACTTAGAAGCAGATCAAACTGGTTATGTTGTTATTAGTAATAAAGATGCTTATCTTATGATTAATAAGACACAACCTAAAGAGTTTAAAATTATTGAACGTAACGAAGTTATTTCTGATAAAGAAGTAGCTCCTAGTACAGCTGAGTTTATCTTTGATATTAATAAAGATAAAGCAAGCTATCGTAAAGATGAAGATGTAGTCTTAACGTTCAAAGTTAAAAATACAGAAGAAGATTCTCCTATGGTAGTTAAAGTAGACTTATTCAAGGTTAATACTTTAGTAGCTACTGTATTTGAAGATTCTAAATTGTATTTACGTAAGAATGAATCTAAAGATTATAGTGTAACTATTCCAGCTAGATTGCTTGAAAATAACACAGGTTATTTATTGACAATCAAAGTTGATGGTATTACTAGTAAATTTGATTTTATGACAACTGCATTCTCTGTAGAAGATGACTGGACTATCTATCCTAGATATGGCGTAGTAGGCGGTTCTGGGGATGACTATAATTCTATTTTGTTGAAAAACGAAGACCGCTATATGAGTGGTCTTGGGGTCATGACAAATATGAATATTAATAGCTATTTCTTCTACGATGCATATAAATCCCCACAAAATCCATTCCCTATTGATCAAGATCAATTCTCTCAAGATTGGAATACTTGGAGCCATAGTAAAGTAGACGTTAAGATGGTTACTAAGATGACTGACTATATGCACTCTAAAGGATCTGTAGCAATGCTTTACAATATGTGCTTTGCTCGTTCTATTGATGAACCAGAAACTGTATCTGCTATTGAATATGCTTATAACCATGATACGTATGGTCTTAATAAGAAAGGTACTCCATATATTAATTACATTGATGGTAAACCTTTCCAATATTACTATCATCCTATGAGTAAACCTTGGAGAGATCATATCTCTAAAGTTATGATTGAAGCCATGGAAAATGGTGGCTTTGATGGTTGGCAAGGTGACACTATTGGTGATCGTACTATTAATGCATATTATGATGCGGATAGCGATGCTCACTATATGAGTGATTACTATGGCGACTTCATTGCTGATATGAAGAAACGTATGCCAGATAAATATGTAACTATCAATGACGTTAATGGTGAGCATATTGATAAAATGCTTAAATCTAACCAAGACGTTGTATATAATGAAATCTGGTCCTTTGGTCAATCTGCTTTAGTTATCGATGGTCAATATCGTTCTCAAACTGAATATGGTGATCTTAAAGCTCGTGTAGATGATGTACGTCGTAAGACTGGTAAATCTCTTATCGTTGGTGCTTACATGGAAGGTCCTGATACTGAATGGAAAGACGGTAAACGTGTAGCTAAGAATGGTTCTGGTGAAGATTCCATTAATGATGAAACTTATAATGCTTCTGCAGTATTATTAACTACAGCTACAATTGCAGCTGCAGGTGGTTATCATATGAGCTCTGCTGTCTTAGCTAATAAAATGAATAATGAAGGCTGGGGTATTGGTGTTCTTGAAAAAGACTATTATCCTACACAAAGTCTTCGTACTGATTTATTGATTGCTCGTAAGGTATCTGACTATAATCAATTCATCACTGCATATGAAACTGTATTGCGTGGTAAAGGATTAGAAGATTCTGATGTCAATGTAGAAGTAACCAATAAATATGGATTCAAACAAAACTGGGATAAGTATGGTACTAGAGGATTCCAAATCTGGACTTGGACTAAACAAGGTAAAGGATTTAGAACTATCCAAATGATTAACTTATCTGAAGTAGTATCTAATTGGAAGAATGAAGCTGGTTCTAAAGAGAACAAAACTCCTGCATTCCAAGAAGATCTATTTGTTAAATATGAAGTTGGTACTGATAGAGAGTTAGCTAATAGATTAGCTGATAAAGTATTCTTAACTTCTCCAGATGACTGGTCTAAATCTGCTATGGTTAAATGTCAAGTTAACGTAGAAGAAAAAGACGGTAAATATTATTTGAATATCGAAGTTCCTACACTAGATATTTGGAATATGATTTATATTGCTGAAGACTAATAATATCGGAAGAGGGCATTCAATGTCCTCTTCCATATTTTTAATCATATATTATTACTATGAATCAGGTTTATGTTATTTTAAAAGAAAGGAACTGATCAAATGAAAAAAGAAGAACTAAGAGAGTTGTATTCCACTATTTATTCTATTGAATATATGTTAAATGTGGATATTGGTATTATAGCCAAAGATGCATCTGAATATGGAATCTATTTTACAAAATTAGACGATGGGTCTGATGTAAGAATAGATCCAAGCGGTATATTATTTATTGATCCAAATGGAGAAAATGGTATTCAGCTTACTAATAAACTGGCAACTTCAGTTATTAAAAATCTTACAAAAGAACAAATGGAGTCATTAGTTATTAGATTTAAATATTTATCTAAAAAATTAGAATCTGTAGGGTTAGCTATGTCTGTATCTGCAGATCTTGCAAGTAATCGTATTAAAGATATCATCAGATATTTATACTAGGAGGTATATCATGAATAACTTATATTATGGTGCATGGGAAGAATTTAGACTTATAACTAATGATTTTCTTGATGGTGTAAAAGAAGATATCGAATATACATTAGATGGTAGATCTGCAGGTGATGTAAAAGTTGAGGTATTTAAAGACACTAAATTAATTAAGTTTACTATCAATGCAATTAAATTTGAATATGATAGAAGACTTGTAATTGAAGATCACTTCATGACAGTACTTAGAAACAATCCTTACCCTTTATATATGATGGTTAATCTATTCCATCAAATGTATAGAGATAATACATTTAATGCTATTGATGAAGATAAACGATCTTATATTGCTAGAATGGCTGAAGGATTCTTATATCTTCGTGGTTGGTTTGATGACCCAGAGATTGAGCAAATCGAAAATGCTGACTGGGAAAGAGAAACTAGAATTCGTAATAGAGAGAATAATGAATTCTGGGAAGAGTACTATGAAGCTAATCCTAACGATATTTAATGGAGGTAATTAAAATGAGAGAACTTATTATTTGTGCATGTTTATTCGGTTGCTTTGGAGTAGCTAATGCAGCTGCTCCAGTTGAGCAACCAAAAGAAGTTAAAGTTGTTCATAATGATGATAGTGTAGCTCTACATAAGAAAATCTATAAGTTAGAGCAACGTGTTGAACGACTAGAAAAGTTATTAGCAGAAAAGGAAGGTAAATAACATGGCTCTTATTGGTATGGGAAATAATAAACTAATCTGTTTCTTAATTCATTTAGAAAAGACAGATCCAGAAAGATATAATGCTATTAAACGTAAAGCATATGGATATATTAAAGAGCATGCAGCTGATATTACATATATGAATGCAAATATATCCGTAAGTGAAGCATTGAGTATTATGGAATTTATATATGGAATAATAAAGTTTATTATTGATAAACTTAGCAGTAAAGAAAAATCTCGTGATGAAGAGATTGCAGAATTCTTATCTAAATATACACGTATGGAATTATATGAATCTGTACGTAGAATTGATGGTATGACTGCTAATGAGAAAATTGAACACTTAGCAAAGTATGATGACTAGGGTGAGTATATGAACTTTAATTATATAAAAGAATTCCTTAAAACTGATGGAAGATTCAGTTATATGCATGATATATATAAAAATGAAATGGTTGTAGAGTTATCAAATGGTCAAAAATTTACAATCACACAAGAGAAGTATAAATTATTTAAGGCTACATATATCTTATTTATTAGTATAGCTAGTACTAGAGTTAGTTTCATTATCTTTGATGAAGACTCTTTTAAAAATTCAATTGAAACCATATATAAATTAGCAACTGTATATGATGAACAATCTGAAAAAACTAAAACATATGAAGAAGATAAAATGGCAGAAGTAAATCGTATTCTTTCAGATTATAAATCTATAGCTGATTTTGATTATGAAGAAGTAATTAAGTATCCTAAAGGAGGAAATATGAACTTCAAAAATGCAGGAAAACTAGATTTAGATTTCATTAATGATTATAAATTGATGAAGTCTATTGAAAGATCAGTTAATGATAATCTAAAAGTTATTACTGATGCATTCTATAAGTATACTAAAGTTGATTCTCCAGCAACAATTATTGCTGATGATAATAATAAAGTATTCTTCTTTGTAGAGCATGGGAATGCTTTAGAGCTCAACTTTGAGTTCTTTACTAGAGGCGATCTATATAGTTACTCTTATACTAATCGTGGTATTAGATTACTTGATGAGTATAATAAGCAAGCGGTAATTGCGTTAGCTAATCTTATCGAAAGAACTGTTAAGACTTGGCTGAATAAATTCTCTTCAAAAGAAGACTTCATTGAGGTATCCGATAGAGTATTATCCTCAGCTGAAAATATCAAAGTTATGATTGGGCTGATGGCTAGAACTATTGATATTTACAACCACTAATACATCTAAGTAATGTGTTGGCAGGGGTAGTGAGAAATCACTACCCCTTCCTGTTTTATAGAAAGAATAAGTGCACTAGAGGTTTAACCTCTAGTGCATTTTATTTTTTTTTCTAATAATTAGATTCTACCATCTTAATAAACCCATTCTCATTAATAGCTAATGGGAAGTTCATATTCAAATTAGAGTTACGTGCAATACCAGTTTGGAAGTTGATATTCATATCTTCTAATAAGAATGGATCTGGTAAACTCATATTATCAATTTGCTCACCAGTTTTAATATTCATACAACGGAACTCTCTAGATTCTGTTTTTGGATCAAATACCACTACAGTTTTAATATCTGGATTGTGTTCCATAATCATACGATTTTGTTCAGGGGTAAATAATTCATCATTAGTTATCATAGGTTGATAAATATCCATACCACCTTGTTGTTGAACCATTAATGGTACATCACCACTTTCTAATCTAGGTGGGATAAATCCAGTTTCAAGTTGTTGACGTGGAGTATTGATGATATTTTCATATAATCCCATGATAGCAGCTTCATCACTACCACTATTATCAAGTTTAAGTTCTTTAGTACGTTTAAGTTCCATATCATGACATTTAGAGATAACAGAGTTAAGCTCTTTAATAGCAGATAACTTAGTACTAGATAGAGATGAGATAGTAGCAGAAATATCAGTTAGATATTGATATTTACCACGTATCTTAGATAAACGGATATCATTGAATTCTTGTTTTAATTCACCTTGAAGACCATCGATTTGACCAATCATGATTTTGATCAAATCATTAGTTTCTTCATAAGAATCAATGTATGGTTTATTAGTAACGATCTCTTCAGCATCACCGCCAACTGCAATGTCATCATTGTCTTTATTTTTTCTTGGTCGACCACGTTTACGTGGTTTGATCAAAGTACTTTCATCAATAGGAGAATTCTCCACTACAATTTTTTTACCTTGACCTGTTGCAAATTTATTAAATATGGATGAGCCACTAAAACTAGGTTTAGTTACTGGCTCTTCTACGGTAATATTACCTTCCATAATAGCTTCAGTATATTGCATAATTTATCCCTCCTTTATGGGTTATTTTAAAGTTCTATGTATATATTCTTATAATGCCTAAAAACGTCGAATTATAAAAAATTAAACTCCCAGATACATTAAAGTAGGTATAAATACGAAGGAGGATTTAAATATGGCTAACATCTTAAACATATTTAACCAGTTCCCAAAAGACTATAATTTAACGATTTTGCAAACATTCTTTGCAAAACCTTATAAGCAAGAAAATGGTAAGTGGACTAAACCATCTTTGAGTTTAGTTGCTAAAGATAATAATACTGGTAAGAAGCATGTATGTGAAATTGAAGATCCTGAGTATATTTGGTTTGTAGCAAAAGAGCCAGATAAGTTAACTCATCATTATGACTTCTTACCAAAGAATGAATTAGAAGCTATTCAATGCCCTAATAGAGAATTAGAGAAATGTATAGCTCAAACAACTGGTAATATGAAATTCTTTACAAATAATATTGCCAATGGTGAATATAGAGAGAATGCTAAGTTACATACTTTGAATCAAGTATTCTTCTCTGACCAAAATATTGAAGACCATTACAGATTCTGGTTTAATCGTTTATTCAAGAATGATATCCAATCTGTAACTAAAGCATATCTGGATATCGAAGTTGATATCTCTGATATTGCAGGTGATTTCCCAGAGCCAGGTGAAGCTCCAGTTAATGCAGTAACTTATATTAACAACGGAGTTATTAATACATATATTCTTAGAGACCCTAGAAATCCATTGGTTCAAGAATTTGAAAACCAAGTAGCTAGTGGTCAAATAGAACGTGAGTTAAGAGAACTTATTAAGTTTGCTATTGGTGATGAAGAAAGACAACGTAAGTTTAATATCTTTGGATATAAGTTTAATGTAAAATTCTTCGATCAAGAGATACAATTACTAGGTTCCTTATTTAGACAAATCAATACTGAAGAGCCTGACTTCTTGTTGGCATGGAATATGGCGTTCGATATTCCGTATATAATTCAACGTATTCGTAATCTAGGATATCGTCCAGAGAGCATTATGTGTCATCAAGACTTTAAGATTAATCCTAAAGCAGAATACTTCATTGATACTCGAATGGAAAATAACTATGCAGAACGTGGTGACTATGCATATATTTCTTCTTATACAGTATACTTAGACCAAATGATTCAATTCGCATCTAGACGTAAAGGTCAATCTGCATTTGCATCATTTAAGTTGAATGATATTGGTGCTCAAATCTGTGGTGTACAAAAGTTGAACTATCATCATATCACTACAGACTTAGCCAAGTTACCATTCTTAGACTTTAAGACATTTGTATTCTACAATATTGTCGACGTATTAGTCCAAGTATGTATTGAAGAATCTACAGATGATATTGGTTATATCTATAACTCTAGTGTGTTGAATAATACTCGATTCTCTAAAGTACATAGACAAACAATCTATCTACGTAATAAACAAATCGATTTCTATTTCAATCTCGGTTTAGTTGTAGGTAATAATATCAATAAGACTAGAGAGAAACCATCTGAGAAATTTGACGGTGCTTTCGTAGCTGACCCTAACTTAGTTAATGATTCAGTTAAACTAAAGATCAATGGTATTCCTGTCTTCTTATGTGATAACTTAGTTGACTTTGACTTTAGTTCACTATATCCTAGTATCAATCGTGAATTCAATTTAAGTTCTCCATCAGAGATTGGTAAGATTGAATTTGAAGATGATAAAGATGCAAGTTCTGCAATCATTGAAGATATTGTAACTCAAGATCATTTAACTATTGGACATAGATGGTTTGGTTTGCCTAACTATAGTGAGTTAATTGATCAAGTATCTACATTATTTGCATCTGGTAGACTATCTACAGAGAATGAATTCAAAGTATATAATAAAGGTGAATTAGTTAAACCATTAGAAGTTGAATATAACGAATGCTTACCAGCTATAACTAGATTTGGTAGTAATTGTATGAATGCTATATATGGTGAAAAGCAAATGCCAGGAGGATTATAATGGTTATACATTTCCCATTAAGCCAATCTGATATCGAAAGCTTACTTTCTATAAGTAAGCTTTTGAAATGTGATAAGATTCTATATGATAGAAACTATGTAAATCCAATCATTGGTGTAGGACCAGAGAAATCATACTTCCAGACTACAAGTTATATGGTTGATCTAAGTCCTCATATTAATAACCTATTAGTTAATATCTCTGACTTAAAGAATCTTGGTAAGATTACTCAGCTAGAGCCATCTAAAGATAACCCAGAGATAGCTATTCATAAACCAGTTGTGTCTGTATTCAATTGGGATGCTGAGTATGTTAAAGCATGTATGAATAGTCTAAGAGAATATCAAATAGATGATAATATCATTGCTAGAACTGATGAGTTCCATAATACAAATGATTATAACGAACTTATGGCTGGTAGTGCATCTACTGGAGCATTCAGAATCAATGTAGGTGGATATATGATTGATATTCCCAAATCGGCTATACCAACATTGAAATCTGATCATGTAGTAGCTACAGTGTATAATGCTCCTAATAAAGACTTTAACGTTCTTAGATTTAAGATAACTAAACGTAATGGCATCATTGTTAATCAGTCAATGTTATTCTTACCTTATTAAAAGTATTTGGCTATAGAGAATCAATCTCTATAGCCAGATTCGTTTATTTAGCATACGGAAAACATTTAAATAATCAAAGGAGGAACGATAATGGCTGAAGATAAAAATGTAAAACAGCAAGAAGGTCTACTAAGTAGTATCCGTAAAGGTCTTGCTAATTTATACGGTCGTACATATTATACGCCACCAGATGGCGATAGCGAATTAACTCATCTAACCGATAGAATCAATGACTCTATGGGTAAGATTATCAATGATATCAACTATTCTACAGGATTATCATCTATTAGTACCCTCTATGCTAAAGCAATCGATTATCAAAACGATCCAAAAGTAGCAGATGGGTTTGATAACCTATTTAAAGATATGGCTAACGATGGAAGTGTATATAATGTATTCTTCAATAATCGTAGCCTACGTTTATTTGATGCTGAGATTGACATGATCTGTAAATATATGCCTATGCTTGAAGATGCATTAGGTGTACTATGTGATAATGTAATCTCATCTGACCACTTCTCTAAAGACTTTATCTTCATCTCTGATGAAAATGTATCTGTAGAGAATAATAAAGAGCTCTTCTATAATAATATCAAAGTACTTAAAGATAAGTATGACTTACTTATCAAATTCCAAGATATTATTTATAATACTTCTAAGTATGGTGAACGTTTCTATTATATTGTACCATATGAGAGAGCTATTAAGAAGCTATTAGATAACCCAGATAATAAGTTTGTAACTTCCCATGAAGCTATGAGTTTAACTGAATCTGGTATTCTAAAACAAACTCCTGCTTTAAAAGAAAGCGGAGATGTATTTGTTAATGCTATTAATAAGAAAGAGCAATCTTTAGATGTTGAATTTACATTCAATATGAGTAATTCTCTATCTAAAGAGATTGTAGCACATGAAGCTGCAGCTAATAGACTTAAACACATTAAAGAGTCCGCTCTAAACTTTAATGAGGCTACAACAAGTACAGTATCTCTAGTAGCTAATGATAAATTAGATGCTAGTCCATTCTATGATGATACCACAAGTAATGGTTTAATAGTAGCTGGAGACAATAGATTTAATACTAAAGAAGACTGGGGTTTAAATGGTTGTGTATTCAAAGAACTTAACCGTTATAAAATCATTCCAGTTAGAATTGAAGATCTTATCTTAGGGTACGCTTATCTTGAAAACGATAGCATGTATGGATTAAATGATGACTTCCCAGTAAGTGATACAACTACGCCAATTAATGCTATGGGTATCAATGTATCAACAGACCTTGAAGCTACAAAGAACTCTGCTGTTATCTCTGATAGCATTGTTAAAACTGTAGCTAGTAAGTTATCTGCAGCTATTGATACTAAATTTATTAAGCTTAATAAAGATCTATCTAAAGAAATCTATACCGTATTGAAGCATGATCTTCAAGCTGGTAAGAAGAATAAATATAATGTAACTTTCTTACCACCTGATGATGTAGTTCATTGCTATTATAAACTAGATCCAGATACATATCGTGGTATATCTGACTTGTATAAGTCTATGATACCGGCTAAGCTATTTATTGGTCTATATATTACTAATACTATTGGTGCAATGACTCGTGCACAAGATCGTCGTGTATACTATGTAAAACAATCTGGTATCGATACAAATATCTCCAAGATTCTATTAACTACTATTGATCAATTGAAACGTCAAAACTTCAATATCCGTCAATTAGAATCTATGAAGAATGTATTAAATATTCTAGGTCGATTCAATGACTTTGTTATTCCAACTGATAATAGTGGTAATGCACCAGTACAGTTTGAAGTTATGCAAGGTCAACAAATTGATCCACAAACTGACTTGATGGAAAAACTCCAATCTATGGCAGTTAATAGTACTGACGTACCATTTGAGATTGTACAAGCAAGACAATCTATGGACTATGCTATTCAAGCATCTATGTCCAATAGTAGATTCTTAAAGAAAATCTATAATAGACAAACTATAGCTAATAGATTCTTATCATCTATTATGACTAAGCTCTATAGAGGTGAGTTTAATAATCCAACAGCGGTTATTAAAGTTAACTTACCAACACCGATGTTCTTGAATCTAACTAATACTAACCAAATCATTCAAAATGCTAATGATGTAGCACAAGCTGCAATGGAAGCATTCTCTGATGATTTAGATGATAACGCTAAACAAATCTTCTTCAATAACTTGAAAGGTAAGATGCTTGAAAGTTATATTGATATGGAAATGATTATGCGTGTTAAAGAAGCAACTAAGATCGAATATGCTGCTAATCAACAGCAAGATCAAGGTGGAGATGCAGGTTATTAATCAGACAAAATATGGTCATAGGCTATTAAAGCCTATGACCATAAGTTGCTGTCGTTTATTGTATTGAGAGGTGAAACACTTTGTACTTGCGATGAGAGTGACAAAGCAGAAAGAGAGATTTGACCACGCATGAAGAAGTCCGTTCATGTGATATAAGCAGTTTGCAATTATTGTGAGAGGAAAGAACAACTTCCATTCATCCCTGATGGAAGTGTATCTGAAATCCGTTCGGAGTATTCCCATGTATATTTTAACGTAAATCAAGCGTAGTAGAATTGTATCGATTTAAGAAGATTTGTTTCACGAAGTATGTGTTATTAGGTAAGTATTTAGGAGTTTTGTTTAACTTCATAAAATCTTCATACGCAGTCAATATATTGTTACTAAAATGAAAAGAATAAATGGACTAGGAGATTAACTCCTAGTCCACTTTGTTTATTCTATTATTAAAATCTATTAACCAGTATAAGTTACACCCTTACCAGTATTACCTTCACCGTTAGGACGAAGTACTTTATTGTAAGGAGCCATATTAGTTACACCAGAGTAAGTCATTTCAGACTCATCCCAGATTGTACCTTTACGTACCCAATCAAGTAAGCTTTGAGCTTTTCTGTTGATGATTGTGTTTGTAATAGGGAAACCAGAGAACTCTACAGATAATTCTTTGAAACCAATGTCACCACGTTCGATATTGTAGATATTCAAGTCAGCATTAGTTGGTTGAGCAGCTACGATATAGAATGCTTTTTCAACATTCATCAAAGTATTGTCAGTTACGATATATAAGAAGCTGAATACTTCTTGGTCGAAACCAGGTTCTTTGATTGTACCATCTTCGATAAGACCATGATAATGTTTAACTTGAGTTGTAGGGTCTTTAATACCACGTAAGAACAACTCATGAACTTTAGTCATGATGGAACCAGATTTTTCGAAGTAACGCATAGTGAATGTAGAACCAGATTGGCTATTAACTTTGTTAATAACGTTGATGGATTTAACACCATTTGTTAATTCTGCAGTATCGGAAGTCATGTTATCAATACCGTCTAAACCACGGAATTCATACTCCAATACATGTACGTATGTATCGATAAGTTTTTTGTATTGATCATTCTTAGAAGCCAAAGCTTTCAAGAAGTTAGGAATAGTCAATACAATGATCATACCATAACCAGATTCAAATTGATTGAATTGGTGTAAGTTAGCCCAGTCAGTTACACCACGGAATAGTGCATACTGAGTTAAATCACGAATTTCTTTAGTGCCGTCGAAGATAAAATTAACAGCACCTGGAGTTTTATCAGCCATATTATTTATCCCCCTTAAGCATTGGCACTAACAGCAGTAGCGATTGGAATAGCAACGATACGGAAGATTTCAGCTTGAGCGAAGTCTTTGAACGATACTTGGATAACCGCATAAACAATTTTGTTTGCTGCATAAGCAGAGTCAGATTTGAAGTCAATAGAGATAGAAGCGAATTTATTAGCGTTGTTGTTAATAACTGCTTGTACGTCTTGTTTGTAGTCTTCGAAGTCTGTACCTGTGATGAATTTATAACGGGATTTAGGACATGCAATACGAATTTGTTTGATCAATTCTTGGATAGCCAATACGTTATTAGCATAGCTTAATTGAGTATGGATATCTTGAGAAGTGTATTCGGATGCAAGAGAGAAGATACCGTTATAGTATTTACCAAAGTTTACACGAAGGTCATCCATTTCAGCAACTTGGTCGCCTGCAGGAGTAACCTTAGGAACGTAAGATAAAGTACCTTCGATAAGTTCAGGAATTACCCAACCATTGTTTTGACCAGCACATACTAAGGAACGACCATTAGCGAAGTGCATACAGATCAAACGAGCAATGGAATAACCCATAGTTACTGTAATTTGTTTACGAGTATATGGATCAAATACATCGAAGTATTGACAGTAAGTCGCAACGTAACGGCTATTACCACCAGTATTCAAAGTCTTAGCATTCTTGATTGCAAGAAGGTTAGTAAGACCTTTAGTACCCATATCACGGAAATAGAATACGTCTTGACGGAAAGAGCAAAGGTTTTCAATAGCACGTTTTACAATATGAGGATAGTTAGCATCAACAACAACGTCAATTGGGTTATTATCGATATCATAGATATCGTCATTGAAAGTACCATTGTATACTTTAGCCATTTCTGTAGCATATACAGATGTAGCATCAGTTACACCTTTATAGCCAGAGATTGGAGATGTACCGAAAGTATCACCATTATAACCACCAGTCAAAGGATGACCAGCAAAGCTATCAAGTTTAACAGTCGCTACACCATCATTAGTGGATTCTAGTACTTCGAAGTTTTTGAATACTTCACCTTTCCAAGTACGAGCACCAATGATATCAGATTCACGTAAACGAGTTTCAGATAAGCCAGCAATAGCTGCTACTTTAGCGTAGAATAATTGCATTTGATCTTCGTAACCAAAGCATTTAACTTGTTTAGAAGTACGTTTAACTACAGAATCAAAGAATAAGTTGTATCCAGCTTCAACTTCAGAAGGGTTCAAGGAGAATACAATAGATTCTAATGTGTTGCTATTTTCATCGATGTCTAATACGTAACGTGCAGATTGTGCAGAACGAGATAATGTAGAATCAAGAGAAATAGTAACGTTCTTTTGAGATACACCACGACCATTGTCTAAGATCAAGAACAATGGGAATTTGTTATCTTTTTTATTTTTGAATTTTTCATAGAAAGCTCTAGAAGTTGCAGCATAGTCATTACCATGAACGTTTTCTTCAGCTTCCAAAGTTTCTACAGAGTAGTTTACTTGACAAACTTTATACATAGCAGCAATGCCATCTACACCAGCTTCGTCTTTAGTATAAGTAGGACGTTGTGCAGGATCAGTAATAGATGCAACATCTACTGCTTTCCAGTATAAGTCTTCAGTTACATAAGAACCATCAGTCTTAGTAATAGGGGATCCAGTCAAAGGATCGAATTTAATACGAGATTCTTGACGGGAAATTTCTTTTACGTGAGCAACTACACCTAGCATAGCTAAACGAGAAGTAGGGTCAACGACACGTTTTGCATAAACGATACCGCCGTTGTTAATTACGTTAGCTGCTTGGAGTAAAGGTTGACCATGACGAGCAAAAGAGATTTCACCATATTGGTCGAAGAAATCGTCGCCTTGCCATTTAGTATATTCTTCAGTCCCTTTGTCCGAAGTAAAACCAGCAAATACAATCGGTTTTGTTGTAGAGTCGGCTATATTCAGAGAGGGAATATAACTTTGGTCTTCAAGAATGATTTTTGTACCAATCATAATCTTTTATTTCCTCCTTAATAGATTTTAAATAATAGTTATAAACGAATCCGATATGGATACTATTTAAACTTTTATTCATATGTTAATTATGGCTATTGCATAAGGATCTTTTCCATAGGTGAATCAACTTTGTTTTTGTTGATCATGGAGTTAATTACCGCATCATCCCAGTTTTCGGATGTTAATGCAGTAAATGCAGAAATATATTTAGGTACCATCTTAATAGATAGTGGTTTATATTTGTGCATATCAGTTTCCTTAGCTAAGCGGAATGGAATAGATTCATCTTTAACAGATCTACATAACTCAGATACTAAGATACCAAACATCTGTGCAGAGATACCAAAAGAAGAACCATTGAATTTAATGGAATCCATTAAGAATGCATGTAACTTATCATATGCAATTACATTAGGGATATTACCAGTGATCATAAAGATTCTAAACATATTCTCTACATTGGTAATATCCTCAGGAGATCCAGTATTTACTATAACTACATCATCTTTCTTGAACTTCAAGATACGATAGTCTACTGGAACTGGAATATTCTTATCCAATACATAGTCTTTAACCTTCTCTATCGAAGAAGGCATTGTAGATATAAGAACTGGGTGGTTAAATAGTTTAACACCATAGATAGATTTCCCTTTAGAGTCAAATACTTCATAGGAGAATAATCCCAATGTGTTTACATATTCACCAGCTTCTTCGGCATATTTCATATGCCCATCATTTCTAAAATAATTCTCAGGGATGTAGAAAACTAGTTCTCCATCTCCTTTAAATATAAGGGAAGTTCCTTCTTCTTTAAGGAATGCTCCCACATTCTTCATACCCATAGTAACCTCCTATAGAGTAATAATTGTCTTATACTCTAATGTTTAGGGGTAATAAAATTACTGGATTTATTTATTCTCCAATGCAGTTAAACGATCAGTGATAGCTTTAAGCTTTTCATCCATGGTAACTTTATTATAGATAGCCGAGTTATAGTGAGCTGTAGTCAATACAGTATAAGAGTTAGCACCATTATAATGCTTTAACTCTTTACCGATTACTGTAGTGATAGATCTCTTATCACCAAGTTCTAGATTATCGTTCTTATTAATCTTAGCAATTACACGGACATCGTTGGTTGTAGTTTTACCATGATACCCAACTTGGTTACCTAGAGTAATACCATTATTAAGAAAATCATTATTAATGTGATTATAGTAAGACCTTTTAGCAGAATACTTATAAATGCGAACGTAATCATGAGAATTAGCACACATGTAGATATCCCCATTAACGTAAGTAAAGTCTTCGATTTCACAATATGGCTCCATTTCAATTTCTCTAATAACCTTGAATTGATTACCGATTAAACGGCATTCAATCAAACGTCTAGTTACTGCAAAGATGATAGTATCACCATTGAAGAATGCACCATTAGAATCTACGTTGGTTTCATCTACTTTAACGATATATTCATTCTTAGTAGTCATAGTATTATCAGTATATACTCTAACTTTACGGGATTTACTATCAGCTCCAGGAACTATAGATACGTATCTACCAGAGCCAGCTATATCTTTACCAATATTAAAACACTTCTCTGGATAGTCATTAAACTCACCTAATACAAGTTCATCTAAATGATTGCGGTTAATATTATAAATACGTGTACCATTAGCAGCACCATTAGTAGCTCTAATGATCTCACCATCCATGAATAATGTATTAACATGACCAAGTTTATCTATACCCTCAAAGTCAGTAAACTTAACTACATTCATATCAATATCTAACTCATAGATACGTTGCTTAGAGTTATCAGCATTACAACATGCCAAAATGAATCTTTTACTTGTCGGATCATAGGTAAATCCCTGACATTGATTAACTACAGTCTTATCAATATCAATAGTTTTTACAAAAGTAATGTTTGTTTGATCTGCTAAAGTTGCAGGTCTTTGAGCATTAATATCAGCACCAATATGTCTGAAGGATTTCTTAAGAAGCTCAGTGAAGTCTTTTGTATTTTTCATAATAAATTCTCCTTTCATTACTATATTGTAAAAAGAAACCCAGAAGAGGTTAATCCTCTTCTGGGAATATTATTAGATGGCATTCAATTCATAACCTGGGTTGGTATAAACTTGAGGTTCTTTACCATTATTTCTAGCTTCAGCATATTCTGTAGGATAGATTTCTTCAAGAGCTAAACTATCGTCAGTAGTAGAACCTACAGGTTCCCAAGTTTTATTAGAGTAGTTGTATTTCTTAGTTTCATCTAAGTTATATAATGGAATTCTATATTTACAGAATTCATAAGTACCTAATCCAGGATGATCTTCTGGGCATAATACATGAACGTATTTGTCATAGTATTTAGCTAATTCATCAGTAGATGCAGGTCCTAATACGAATTCATATGAGTTAACTGTGGTATTATATAATTTAGATTTAGCATTATGAATAGTAGTTTCATTATCAATGATAAACTTCATTGGTGTAGATGGAACTTCTGGTTTATCATATGCTGGATCTATTGCTAAATATATTAAACCATATCCAAGTAATAACTCTAGTTCACCTTTACGGTCAGAGTCAGATGTGATTAATACTCTTTTAATATTTTTATTATATACTAATGGAGCTTTAGATGTATAGATATATTCTAAATCTGAACTCATAGTATCTATAAATTTAGTATCATGTGGAGATGCAATCAAATTAGCAGCATTAGCTACTGGTTTATATGTAACACCATCTTGATTCTTATCATACCCATTACCATCTAATTGTAGAGTAATGCCATTAAATGTAACAGGGTTACCATATGGATCAGCAGCACAAATACCAAGTAATGGTAGATTATATTTTACTGAATCATCTATAATATCAGTAAATCTAAACTTAACTTCATTTTCACCGATAATTTTACCACTGCCGTCAGGTCTAGAGTTTCTATTGAATTTGATAACATCTTCATCCATATAAATGATTGGGAATCCTTCAAATACTGCAGGCTGATTATAGTCATCAAATTTAAATAGATCGCCTGAAATAGGTACAATATCACCAAAGTATGCATAACCTGGTTTAATAGTTAATTTAGCCAATGCATCTTTTTTGCTTTTCTTGAGTTTATCAGTGTACTCTTTATAATTAATAGGTCTATTATTTAATATCCCCATTACATATGATCCACCAAAGTAAGCATTTCTATCTTTAATTAGTTTCAATGATGCTTCAAACTCAAGATATGTACTTGCATCTACAAATGTTTTTGTTTTAGGGTCATATTTTTTAGTACCATCCATATTATAGATTTCAAATAATCTTAAAATACCACCCAAGTTTGCATCTTCATTCAATTTAAGAATATTTACAGGATCGTCTTCAGTTCTAATTTGAACATTAGCTGCTAGCATAATGTTCTCACCAGGGCTATTAAGATATACCAATTCAGCTAACCCTTCATATCTACCAGTTATACCACTGTATGATACATTAAATTCTGGTAATTTAATGATATGAGCATTGCTGTCATCTCTAAAGCTATAATATGTCTCATCTGCACTTTCATAGCCATTATGACCAGCAATTTCTGTAAAATAGAATACTGAGTCTAAATCAATGACTAATTCTCTACAAGTAAGATCTATATTTCTACCTTTATTTGATAAGGAGAAGTGGAATTTATCAGTATTGATTTTTGTAATAAGAGTATCCTGCTCTTCTCCATCTTTTCTATAGTATAATTTTGTATTGAAGTTAGGGAATACAAATTCATTAACTTCTAATGTATCACCAGACATATTAGATTTATCTAAATGAATATCAGTTGTATATACGGTAGTGATTTCTTGGCTGATACATTTTTTACCTACATAGGTCTTATATAGTGGTTTTAAGATAGTATTATAAATATCCGTAACAGGCTCAGCAGTTTTAATTACTAAGTTAGCATTACCTTTAGTTCTATATAAATCATTAGTCACTTCAGCAGAAGGGAAATCGATATCTATAGTTTTACCAGCTGGAATAATATATTCATCTGTAGCTAGTAATACAGAGTTAACGGAATTCAATTCCTCACTATCAGTATTATAGATAAATCCACCAGCTAATGTATTCTTACCATTATTAAAGCCTTCTAATACTTTAGATTTTTTAATACCAGTAGGAATCTTATTAATTTCAGTAGCTAATGTAGAAGTCGAATTAGACTCTGGAGTTACATTATTAGATTTTAAAGCTTGTTTTGCATCTCTAATATCAGATGCAATGCTTTCAAGGGTGTGAATGACTTGATTAACAGTATCAGACATTGGTTACCTCCTTTAATTTATTTAATTATAAGTGATCGTATTCTTCCATAGGATTATCATTACCAGTTGGTTCTGTAGGGAATTCGAACCTATTCTGGAATACTTCTAAATACTCACCACGTTCAGTGATATCGTTAGAGTATAAATCTTCCATAGGAGTACTATCATCTGTTAATGCATTAACAGGTTCCCATGCCTTTTTAGAATAGTTATACTTCTTAGTTTCATCTAAGTTATATAAAGGTAAACGGAACTTACAGAAGCTGTATTTACCTAGACCAGGATGATCTTCTGGTACTAATACATGAACGTATTTATCCACATATTTTGCCATTTCATCTGTAGTGTATGGTCCTAAGATGACTGTACTGTATCTACCAACTTTAGATTGGTAAGTTTTAGATTTGGATGCTTCAATAGTAGAATCTTTATCTAACATATACTTCATTGGTGTAGCAGGCTTTTCAGGTACTCTTGATCCATCAAATGTTTGATAGATCATACCGTACCCTAATAAAGTTTTTAATACACCACGTTTTTTACCATCAGATACAATTTTGATACTTTTAATATTTTCATTGTATACTAATGGAGCTGCATTAGTTTTGATGTTTTCAATTAATCCATTGCCATCACCATTCAATACATCATGATCTGCATTATTATATAACTTCACGTCATAATGAGATACCAATGTATTTACTGCATTTTTAAGAACAGTATATTTTACTCCATTCTCACGTACTGTATCTACGTTTACATATAGTCTAATTCCACCATATCCAATGGTATCAGATCTATCGAATGCACAGTTTGTAATGAATGGATATACATCAGCTCTTTGTTTTGAATATTCATCAGCAAAATCAAAACTTGTGCTATTATATGCATTAATAGCGTCTCTAGAATTAGAGTATTTAGCTAATCGGAGAGCACCTTCCAATAGCTTAAGCATTGGGAAGTTTTGATAATATGAGATATATGTACTTTCATCATATCTAATCAATTCTGGCTCAATAGAGTTGCCAATCATGTAATATACATATCCTTTATTTACATTAAGCGCTTGTACTATAGCTTTAGTATTCTTTTCTAATTTAGCCATGTACTCTTTATAGTTGAGGGCTTTCCTATCATTCTCATCAAGCATCATGACATTATTAGTATTCTTATAATATTCAGTTGCATCGATCATATTATCGTCTATAGTATACCCAGGTGATGTAACATATCCACTTGTTGATGCATCTTCAAATGCCTTTGTTATAGGATTATAGATCTTAGTACCATCCATATTATAGACTTTAACTAGACGTAAGATATTTGCAATATGTTTAGGATCTTCTAATAAAGTTTTATTTGTATCATTTTCTTCTGTGCGAATTTGTACATTATAAGCACGCTCAATGTTAGTATCTAAGCTAAGACCATTATAAGCATAATCTATACCAGCATATTCAACGTTAAATTCTGGCAAGTATATAATATGGTGATCTATGTCATCTCTGTGATTATAGCATTCTGCTGCTTCAGGATCATCATCTACTAAATAATGATAACCATCATGACCAGAAATTTCTTTCTTAATAATTTGAGTAGCAAAGTCTAGATCAACAGTAATTTTCTTACATTTAATATTGATGTCTTTACCACGGTAGTTGAGAGAGAAGTGGAAATTATCGATTTCAAAGTTAGTAATCAATGTACCCTCTTTGTCGTCATCATTTTTAGCTGCATAGAAGTTTGTATTGAAAGTTGGGAATACAAATTCACCAAATTTATACACACCATCTTCAACAGTAAGATTTCCTTTCCTCAATAAGACGTTAATCTTACGGTTATCTACTTGTGTAATTGTAGAGTCATTATAGTCATATGTGAGACTACGCTTTAAATAAGTCCTATATAAAGCATTTAACACTGTATAATAGATGTTAGATATTTTACCGTTGTATCTAAATTTGATTATATCACTACTGCTAGTACTATTAACAATACCTGGAGTTGGGAAAGTTAGATTCAAATACTTATCTTTAGGTACTTCATACTCATCTGCTTTAACTACAGTAGTATTGCTATCATTTAATTCATTAACACTTTCACTGTTTGGGTAGATAAATCCACCTTTAAGAGTATTTTGTCCACCATTGAATCCTTCTAAAGAATTAGAGGCTTTGATGGAATCTAGAACACTATTAATTTCGTCAGCTAAGGAAATAGTCGCATTGGACTTTAGTGTTACATTATTAGCCTTTAGGGCATTTTTTGCTTTGGTGATATCCTTAATGATATTCTCAAGCGTCTCAACGATTTGATGATTATCCATAAGGTTCTCCTTATAAAAATAAAATTACAATTTTCCTCACAATATTTTTAGCTAAATCTTAAACTATCAAGTAGTACGTCATCTGGATATAAGTTTCTAGTACGTACTGTATCTAGAGTAGTAGCCCCCACAGGTTCCCAAGTTTTATTAGAGTAGTTATACTTCTTAGTCTCATCTAAATTATATAATGGCAATCTGAATTTATTAAATTCATAAGTACCTAACTTAGTATGATCTTCTGGGCATAGAATGCGAATATATTTTTCGAATCTAGTAAAATCACTATCTGCATCAAATACAGGAGTTTGTCCATTAAACTTCCCGGTACAATATTTTCCTGGGTATGGTGCAATAATAGTATCTTTATCGATAATATATTTCATTGGAGCTGCAGGTTCACCTGGTGTTATTGGTTCATCCTCATCATCATATCCTTTAGGATAAGCGTATGGATATGTATAATTTAAGCTGATTAATGGATATATAACACCATTCTTCTCTAATGCTTGAGTTTCCATTTCATATTGAGATTGTACTCTAACTGTTTTAATATTTTTATTATACATGATAGGAGCTTTGTATGCAAATACTTTATCAATAAGTGTACCATCTTTAGTATAGAATTCTGTATCAAATGGAGATATAAGAAGTCTAGCACTATCATTCATAATGATATATTTACCATCTGAATAGGTTAGAGTGCCTAAAGGATCGTTGCTATCCCAATTATCACAGTATAAAGATATACCATTAAATTTAGGAGGGCTATCACCTTTTGTAAATCCGCCTAATGGAGTTGTATAACCTTTATCTAGTAAATTTTCACTAAATTTAAATTTAAGACGTTTACTACAATTCAAATTAGTATCTGAAAATTCACTATAATTTGGGATTAATATATCCGAGCATTGCATTAATGGGAAGTTTTCAAATACATCTGGGATATTCATTCCAAATGAAATATTATCAATAGTATCATCACTGCCTGTACTGTACATATAGTCATCATATCCAGGAGTTTTAACAACTTTAATACTCTTGAAACAAGATTGTCTATCTGTTCTAGATCTAAGTAATATAGCATTATATGATACATATTGTTTGCTAGCAGCATCATATATACCTAGACCATTATTAGAATATCTATCTATATATGCATTTTTATTAGACGGTATAGATGCTCCTTCTATTTTAGCATTTACATCACTACTAAAAGTACTAGTGACTGGATTAAACACTTTGGCTCCATCTGCATTAAATATTTTAAGATATGGGAAAATATTAAATTTAACTACATCAGGTTTTAGCTTCTCAATATTCTCTTGAGTCTCATTAATCCTAATTTGAATATTATCAGCTGGTTGTAAATATGCAGTAGATCCAAGTTTAGTATATTCAATAGGAGCTAATCTTAAAAATGATGGATTCGTAGTTGCATACGCAAATGGGTAATAAGTTATATTAACCTTTGGCATATTAATAATATAACAATCCTTATTGTTAATATTTCTATTAAAATTACCAGGCATAGATGAACGTTGTTTTTTCTTATCAATCATCGATTGCAAGTTGAAAACAGATACATTTAGAGAATCACAAATAATATCAACATTTTTTTGTTGATATGTCAATGTAAAATAAAATATCTTGCACTTAAACTTTGTAATCTTAACTTCAGAACCATCTGGTTGTCTTACATAGAATTCGCTATTATAGCATGGGAATAATAATCTATCAAAAGTATAGTAACCATTCTCATCAGGTTTATAGAATTCACTACTAAGAACAATCTTTAACCCGTAAGGTCTAACACTTTTCTTATTTTCTAATAAACCATCAATATATTCTGCATTCAGATATAATAGAAATTCTAAGATATCTTGATTATCATTATAGATTTTGAAGATATTAAAGAATGTCATATTATTATCTGGATATTGTTCTCCAATATAAGTTTTAAGATCTGCTAAATATCCTGGGAATTTCATAGCAAATCTCATTCCTCTAGGGATTGTATATTCCCTTGCATTTACTGGTACACAGTTTGTACTATCAAGTTTAGTGGTAACATTTGAAGAATAAATAAATCCATTCTTCATGGTTAGAGTGCCATTATTAAACCCTTCTAATACAGTTGATGCCTTAATAGCTGCTGGTAACTTGCCAATTTCAGTAGCTAAAGTTTTTGTGGTACTGGAATCCAGTACCACATTATTTTGTGTGAGAGTAGACTTAGCATTACTAATATCATTGGCAATACCTTCAAGGGATTGTATGATTTGATTAGCCGTTTCTGTCATGACTATTCTCCTCTAATTTGTTTTAATTTTTCATTGATTGCATTTAAAGTGGCATTCAATTCTTCTTTAGTTACCAATGTAGAAGTATCTACAGTTGGAGCTGGAATAGCTGCAATAGCTGCTTGCATTTCAGTTTTAGTAGGATAATCAGCTAATTTAGTAGTTAAAGCATCTTCTTTAACCACGTTAGCAACTTTAGAGTCAACTGATGCAGTGGTAGCATAGTCACCTAACTTAGTAGTCAATGCGGCATTTGTAGCATAGTCACCTAACTTAGTAGTTAAATCTGCAGTTGTTGTATAATCACCTAATTTAGTAGTCAATGCAGCAGTTGTAGCATATGCTTCTAAATCAGTTTTCTTAGGGAATAACTTATCAAACTCGCCACGGTTATATAAGTTACCAAGTTTAGCTTGTTGATATTTAGTCACAAAGTAGTGATTATCATCTTGAGTAATATTAGCAGCTGGAATAGCTTTGATTTCTTCTTTAGTTGCTAAGGAAGATGTATCAATTTCTCCAGTGTTAGCTTTAACCCACTCAGAACCAGTCCAGAATACAGGTGCACCTAGGGTAGTGTCAAAATACGTTTGACCAACAACCAAGTGCTCAGTTGGACGGTTTTCGGTACTCCCAGAATGAATAATTGGTACAGTTGCATATGTCATGTTTTTCATTCTATTAACTTTTCTAGGTTCAATAGAAAGTGCATGCATGAATATAGAGTTGCTAGGATCAGTATCAGGTGCAAACTTATATGGGTTAGCTACACCTTGTTTAGTTTCAGGGTTAGCAGATACTGTAAATGTCTTAGCATCTTCATTAACTTCTTTTATTTCAAAATCAACGCCAATATAAGTATCTTTTACAACAGAACCTACATTAGGAACTTTACCTTTTAATGTACCATTAGCCCATGTTGGCAATTCAGTAAATGTAATAGTATAAGTTTTATCTGTTTCATTATAAGTAACGCTACTAATTTTTTCTTTAGTAAAATTACTAGAAGTAGCATGTTCATATGTAGATACATATGCAAAGTGACCATATTTATTTGGATCTACTTCAGTGAAGATATCACCTTTAACACCAGCAGTATTTTCAGAGTAATCTGTACCTTTACCTTGGAGTGGAGTACCTTCAGAAGATGCAATATAGATAGCACCTAATTTACTACCATTAGCTTGGTCAGTACCATTCATATTACGATCTGCACCAATATATGGTCTAGAGATAAATTGTGTATTCTTAGTATTATAACTTTCAAGCATATAGCCAGATTTATCATATACCAAGTTAACACCTTTATCTTTAAAGAATTTTAAGGTTGCAGTTTCTGTAACACCATGAATAGATAATGGAATCATAGTATCAAAGAATGCAAAGTAATCAATTTTACTAAGCGCTTCTGCAAAGTTAGCATCAAAGTTATCAAATGTTACATTAGAGATATTAAGAAGGGATACTTCACTATCTACAGAAGATAAAGAGATAAACGATGGTACAACTGTGTTTTGTGCTCGTTCAATATTAAAAGGTTTTAAATCTAATCTAATATCAGAAACTGTAGCACCAGCTGTACAATTGATGGTTAAAATATCATTTAGAGTACCTAAATCATAGTAACCTTTATAAGATAAGTTAGATAAATTATAGCATGTTAAGTTAACTGCATTACCAACTTCTTTAGCAATCTCTTCATTATCGTATACAATGTCAATATTCTTAATGGAAGCTTTAATAGAAATGGAGACATTGTTTTTACAGTTCTTAGTAAGAATATTCTCAATTTTATTATTATTAGAGTATTGACCACTCATCTCGATGGAATATTCCATATTCTCAATAGAGACATTTCTAATTTCAGAATCAAAGAAACTACAGCTTGTATAGATTGCATAATAGCCACCATTATACTGCATATTGGTACATTCAAAGTTATAAAACTTGTAATCATAAGCATTGAAACCTTCATCAGTGTCTTGAGTGAAGAATATACCAAAAATAGATTGAGACGCCATTTGACTTCCTTCAGCTGGTAACTCAAGGTTGTTTACTGTAAACCCATCAATTTTTACATTATAACCACGAGTTTGAGTAAAGCTTTCAGGACGTAATTCTAAACCAGTATAATTGCCTTCACGGTTACCATGGAATTCAAGAATAGTTTTATATCTATTTTGAGCATGGATATTAAGGTACTTATGACGATCGCCTGGAATGAATACAGAAACTTTATTAGAAATTTTATAAGTACCATCTGGGAAGATTACTTCTGTATAGTTCTCATCACGTACTTTTCGGAAAAGTTCATTTAACTTTTCAGTCACGTCAGTAGCACCAGTATTATCAATACCGAAGTCTAATACGTTAATAACTTTACCAGCAAATACTTTAGATTCAATATTTCTAATATCAGAACCTACTTTGCGGGCAAGAGGTTTAAGAGTTTTCTCAATAGCTTTTTTAAATTCAGCCATGTCAAAATTTCTCCTTTCAAAAATTTAAATAAAGGAGAGATGATCGTAATGATCATCTCTCATTAGTATTACTTTATTGTATATTAAATTGTCAGTTATTAAAGACCTATTGTTGAGGGCTTTCTGTACCAGCTACAGGAGCTGCAGCTTCAGTTTCGCCTCGTTTGCCTGCTTCATATTCAGCAACTAAATCAAGTGTACTGAAATCTAAAGCTTCTTCTTTAACATAACCTGTCAAATCAGGAGCAGCAGCAGTGATTACACCCTCTCCAGAGATAGAAATGCCAGGACCAGCAGTTAATTTAGGTTGAACTTCCGCTGCTTTTGCATAGTCTGCTAAAGTAGTAGTCAAAGATGCAGTAGTTGCATAGTCACCTAATTTAGTAGTTAATGCTGCAGTAGTAGTATAATCAGCTAGTTTAGTATCTACAGCTGTAATTGTAGAGTAATCAGCTAATTTAGTATCTACGGAAGTAGTTGTAGCATAGTCAGCCAATTTAGTATTTAAAGCTTCTTCTTTAACTAAACCAGCAACTTTACCATCAACCAATGTAGTAATTTGCTCTGTAGTGGAATATGCGCTAAGATCAGGGGCTTGGTTAGGAGCCGTAGCGGAGATTACACCTTCTTCAGAGATTTGGATATTAAGACCAGCTTGAAGTTTATCTTGCTTGCCTTCTTTTAATTTTTTAATATCGACACCAACCGCTCTCGCAAATGGTGCTAATACTTTTTTCAATTGGGCTTGTACGGAAAGAGCCATTATTGAATTCTCCTTTCAAAATATTATTCTAACGAGTAAACATATTGCTCGCTACTAGTATGTTTCGAAAAACTAGTAGCGAGAATATTTCTTAAAATTAGTTAGCGCCTTCGTTGTATGCATCAAGCATCAAGTTAGGATCTAATTCTTCTTCCTCTTCTTCGCTTGCTTTAGGAGGAGCAGCTGGAGTAGGAGCAGGAGTTACAGTTTCACTTGTTGCTGGCGCAGCAGGTTGAGCTACAGGAGATGTAGTTGCAGAAGATGCTTCTGTACTAGGAGTTGCAGCTGGAGTAGATGCTACAGGTTGAGTTTCGCTAGTAGCTGGAGCTACAGGTGTAGTTTCAGTACCAGTAGTTACAGCAGGAGCTGGAGACTCAGTATGAGTTTCTGTATTAGCTACAGGTGCTGCAGGAGATTCTGTGTGAGTTTCTTCATTTGCTACAGGTGCAGCTGGTTGTTCAGTAACTGTATTAGAAGGAGTTTCAGTATGAGCTTCTTCAGTAGTAGCTACAGGAGATACAGGTTGAGCTGTTTCGGAACCAGTTGTTACTGCTGGAGACTCAGTATGAGTTTCCTCAGTGGTGCCTGTTGCAGGAGCAGGTGTAACTTCAGTGTGAGTTTCTTCACTTGCCACAGGAGCCGCAGGTTGTTCTGTGTGAGTTTCTTCAGTATTAGAAGCTGGGGACTCAGTATGAGTTTCTTCACTTGTTGCTGGAGCTACAGGAGTACCTTCAGTACCAGTTGTTACCGCAGGTTGTTCTGTGTGAGTTTCTTCACTAGCTACAGGTGTAGTTTCTGTATGTGTTTCAGAACCAGTAGTTACTGTAGATTCTTCAGTAGTACCAGTGGAAGGAGCTTCAGTATGAGTTTCTTCGTTAGATACAGGAGCAGTTTCAGAACCTGTGTTAACAGCTGGGGACTCAGTGTGAGTTTCTTCACTAGTTGCTGGAGCTGCAGGAGTGCCTTCAGTACCAGTTGTTACAGCTGGAGATTCTGTATGAGTTTCTTCACTAGCTGCAGGTGCAGTTTCTGTATGTGTTTCAGAACCAGTTGTTACAGCTGGAGTGCCTTCAGTGTGAGTTTCTTCACTTGCTACAGGAGCAGCTGGGGACTCAGTGTGAGTTTCAGAACCAGTATTTACTGCAGGGGACTCAGTATGGGTTTCTTCACTTGCTACAGGAGCTGTTTCAGTACCAGTTGTTACAGCTGGAGTACCTTCAGTAGATACAGGAGCAGCTGGTTGTTCAGTTGTACCAGTAGTAGCTGGAGACTCAGTATGAGTTTCTTCATTAGTTACAGGTGCAGTTTCTGTACCGGTAGTAGGAGCAGCTGGTTGAGCTGTTTCAGTACCAGTAGTTACAGTAGTAGCTGGTGACTCAGTGTGAGTTTCACCAGTAGCAGGTTGATTTACTACAGGAGCTGCAGGTTGTTCAGTATTACCAGTTGCTGGAGCAGCTGGAGTATTACCTGTTTGATCTGCTGGTTTAGGTGTATTTTCAGCAGCACCATTATACGCATCAACCATGAAGTTAGGATCTAATTCTTCATCTTCATGATGTTCAGTATTACCTGTAGATGGTTGAGGATTTGCAGGTGTTTCAGTGTGAGTTTCACCAGTAGAAGGAGTAGCTGGTTGAGCAGTTTCAGAACCTGTGTTAACAGCTGGAGTACCTGTTTCAGTATTACCTGTAGTAGGGTTAGCTGGAGTTTCAGTGTGAGCAGTTTCACCAGTAGATGGTTGTTCAGTTGTACCAGTAGAAGGAGCTTCTGTATGAGTTTCAGAACCAGTATTCACAGCTGGAGTACCTTCAGTACCAGTAGTAGGGTTAGCTGGAGTTACGGTGGAATTTTCACCTTCTGTTGTACCAGTGGAAGGAGCCTCAGTATGAGTTTCTTCACCAGTTGTTGGATTTGCAGGTTGTTCAGTATGAGTTTCTTCAGGTTTATTAGGTTGAGCTTCATCATGTTTAGGCTCCTCTGTTTTACCGTTTTCATATGCATTAACGATATCTTTACCTAATTTGTCATCATGCTTATCTTCTGCAGTTGCAGTATAAGTAAGACCAGAAATTACCCAGCCAGCACGAGCTGCACCATCAGCAATAGCTTTAAGGTTACCAGCAACAGTTGCACTTCTGAAACGAACTTCTTTATCTTCATCTGGACCATTGTCGCTCATAGCAGCCAATACAGATGTAACAGAATCTTCGTCTAATGGGCAGTTAGTCAAATCAAGACCAGTATTCAATTTACCAGATAAACGAAGTGTGCTTAATGCTGTGGCATCTTTAAACATATCTTTTGTTGTAGTCAAAGAACCTACATTCAATTTCAATGCTTTCAAAGATTGACAGCCTTTAAACATAGCTTCAGCATTTTGTAAACCAGGAGTCTTGATTTCAACTTGTTCCAATTTGGAACAACCTTCAAACATACCTTTTGCGGATGCTAAGTTTTCAGAAGTAGTTAATTGAACTTGAGTTAAGTTTTGGTTATCTCTAAACATGTAGTTTGCAGATTTAACTTTAGCCAAGTTCAATGGAGCTAATTCATTCAATGCCAAAGCACCATCAAACATGTAATCTGTGTATTCAGTATCATCAGTATTCAAGTTGTTGTCCAACTTAGTTAATGTAGCAAACTCTTTAGGGTATGCAACTTTAAGGAAGTTGTAAGCATTCTTAGATACTTTGATGAAGTTAGCTGCAGAATCTTGACTCAATTCAGAATCTTCGATTACACCAGCTGGTTTCAAACCACGGATGTTACGAACGTCGATGGAAAGAAGTTGGTTTTTGAAGTCAATAGATGCATCAAATTTAACAACGATTTTTTCATCACGTTGAATTACGCCATTAGCGGAATAAGTAGAAAGACCAATGTGTTTATTAGTCCAATACTCAAAGTTACGTACTTTACCAGCAGCACGTTTCAATTCGCCATCTTTTACATAATCGATTTCCCAGATTTCTTTAGCACCTTCAGAGAGAAGAACTTTATAGTTATCATCTGGATTAGAGAATACGAAAGAGATTAATAAGGAACGGCGAATCTCAGCTTTAATGTCAACCATATTAGCTTTAGGACAAGCACGTTTATTATCACCGCTAGCGGTAGAATAAGGGTTACAATTGGTAGGGTCAATTACATTATCAATTGCCATTTAGTTACCTCCATTTATAAAAATATTATATTAAATTACCATAATGTTGAAAAATATTGAGGAAGGTCATTAAGACCTTCCTCTAGAATTCTTATTTACTGTTTGGAGACCATTTTTGAGCCATAAGAGCTTCAATGATACGGTCAGTAGATGTTTTAACACCAAGGGAGTTAGCAGAGTTAAGGGAATGACCTACACGAGCTTGTTTCATAGCACGGTTAGCAGTGTATTTTTCAAGCAAGTTTTTAGGTAAGTTCATAATCTTACGAGCTGCCATTTGGCGTTGTTCAGATTCAGTCAATTCTGGATCTTCATGGAAGTAGTCAGTTGCTACATCGAGAAGTTCAGTGTATTTGTAAATCATTTCTGTGTATACAGATTGATATTTACGACCGAATGTACGAGTATCAGAGATGATACGACCATCTAATGCAATTACAGTAGAACCATCAGCAAAGTTGAATGTGAATTTATGAGAACCAACTTCTTTAGATTCAGTAATAGCAATCTTATTAGTATTTTCAACTTCTTTACCATTTTCATCTGTAGTTTTCTTATCAACAGATTCAAGGATTTTAGCTTTCAATACATCAGAGAAGTCTTCATAAGGTTTTTCTGGCTCTGCGGAACGACCATCAGAAACTAATTTACCAGCTTTATCAAATTTAACTACAGCATCATCAGAGTAAACGATTTCGATAAAACCTTCTTTATCGATTTTAGCTTCTTTGATTTGAGTTTTAGTTAAACGGATAACTGCAGCTTGATATTCTTTAACAATTTCAGGATGCTCAGCAATTACATCTTCAGGGCGTTGTACTATATAGTAGCCAGAGCCTTTAAGAGAATTGTAGTCTTCAGCATCACCATGAAGGTTACCTTCATCATCAACTAATACTTCGATTGCAGTAGCACGACGATCTTCTACTTCAACGTTTTCAGTTGGACCATAAGTGATTTTAATAGCAACTGCAGTTTCTTGAACTTCAGATTCCATTAAACCACCTAATTTACCAGGAACGTAGCAACGTTCATCTAATGTTTTACCTTGAGCTTTAGCTACATCGAATGGGGATACGTATTTGTATTTGTCAGTTTTCAATACTTTTTTAACTGTTTCATCAGTATGATCAAAAGCATTGCGAACAAAGTTTAAAACTGTACCATCTGTATATGTGACAGTACCAGTACCCTTTTTATCAGCATCTTCTCGGAATACACCATCAATCTTATTTACAGGAGCAGAATCTGCTGCAGTAGTAGGCTGAGTAGCAGTATTACCAAGTACTTCATTATCAGGCATAATACTTTCTCCTTTTAGAAAAAATAGAATTATAAAATAATGACCCCAATGGTTTTTCACCATTGGGGTAAACCATTATTCATATGTCTATAATTATTTTCTACGTTTTTTAGTTTTAGGAGCTTTAGGTTCTGCAGCTTTTGCTTTTAGACCATTTTCATAAGCTTTAAAACCAGTGGAGATAGTAGAGCATAAACGTTGATAGTTAAATGCTACTTCTTGGAAGATACCAGATACTTCTTTCTTAGTCTTCATAGAATGAAGAGCACCACTTAAGAGAAGCATCATTGTATATAGACGCATCATTTGAATTTTATCACTGAAGTTAGTTGTAACTACAAGAAGTTCCATTAAGATAGAGAAGATATTAATGGATTCAACTTCGAAAGAAGTGAATTCAGAGATAGCATCCATAAATACACCTACATTGATATTCTTAATATTAAGACGCACCAATGCATTATGAATAGCATCAACGTTACGTTGTTGATGTTTGAATGCTTTACCTACGTTGAGGTAAGACGGTTTATCATTCAATGCTTTATATAAGAAATCATATTCTTTAGCATCATTATTAGCATTCAATACAGTAATACAATGCTCATGAACTTCTTGATTATCTGTAGAATCCATAATACGATTCATTTCAGTAATACGATTTTCATAAGTTTCTGCAATGTAGTCTTCTAATAATTTAGATACTTCTTTAGTTTCTTCAAGTTCGTTAACTTTCTTAATCGCATCATTAACAAAGTCACGACCTTTATCCATAAACGCATTTCCGCAGATTTCACGAATGAAACCTTCGATGAAGAATTTATAGATTGTAGCATCATTAGTATTGACACCAAGTTTATTAGCTTGAACTAAAAGCTCTTGTTTAGCTTGAGGTCCTAAAATCATTAAGATATCAGATTGTGGATCATTTTGAAGAGAAGCATATGTATGAATAATATCTTGATATACTTCATCAGACAACTCAATATCTTTAAAGTCTTCAGACTCAGCTTGTTGAGCTTTAACATCTTCTACAGTAATATCAATAGTATCGAATTTGTTTAGGATTTCTTCCAATTCTTTACTATCGATAGGACTTTCGACATCTTCGGAATTTCCATCGGTGCTAACAACTCTGCTTGAGATTTTAACTTTAGAAGCGTTTCCTTCATGTCCGCTCTCAACTGTTGTTTCGTTGGAGGGAAAGTCGGCTTCAGCCTTATCCTCCTCAGGTAATACTTCTACTTTTTCCATCTTTTCGATTTCTTCTACAGTAGGAATAGTCTCTGGAGCGATAGGTTGAATAGTTTCACCTTCAGGGAATTTAGCCATATCTTCTTCAGATACAGTTTCCAATTCATTGATTTCAGTTTCAGTTAAACCCTCAGCATCTTTAGCCAAGTTTTTTACAAATTTAATGTCGTCTTTAGCAGTTGTCATTAGAATTCTCCTCATCTTCTTCTAAAATTATATCATGATCAAAAGCTGTAGCTTCTGTCATATTTGATTCATCAATATCTTCACTAGGACGATATGTAGGTCTAGTGAAATCTCTAGTAATAGTAATTTCTTTCTTTTCCATGATTAACCTAACCCTTGGATACGTAGACGTATCTCAGTAATATATTCAGGTAAGAAGTTTTCATTAGATAGAATAACTCTCATAAAGTCATTATAGATATTTACATTCTCTCCAAAGTTACTTACAATCAAATCAACCATAGGTTGTTGATAGCAACTTTGAAGAAGATCAATCATATTGATCTCTAATGTAGCGACATATTGAAGTACTTGTGGTAAGTTAGCATTAATAACTGCTAACTTAGTATTCTCCATAGTCTTACGGTTATAGATAGTAGAACTATCTTTATTCTTTTTAGATTCCTCTAGCTCTAAAGCTGCATAGATGGAATCTTGTTCTCTAACGATCAATCCGATAACGAAATCTACCATATGCTTATTGAAGCTACAGACTAAGAAGTCATATAATGTAGCTGCAGCAAGATAAATATTATCTTCGACATCCATTGGGAAGTTTGCACGGATATTATCAAAGTTAGATTTAAATGTGTTTACAATATTAGGTTTTGGTATAATAGCAAACTCGTAACGTTTACTGATCTGATCAGAGATCACATCATAAATATAATCACTACTAAAATTTGCTAAGATTTCAGATAACTGATGCTCATTGGCTAACTCATAGCCACTTGCTGTACTATATCCGAACATAGCTCCTCCTTACAAAAATAGATTTGTATAAATTTACTATATTGTAACTAGATAAATAATTTTTAAACTTTATCATAAAATTTTGCAAGGTTACCAGATATATGACTCTTGACATTTGGATCATCTAGACTATAGATAGATGTAAATGCTGATGGATCTAATTCCCCTTCAGTCTCATTACGGATTTGATCTATTGCATCTTTAGTCATATTATATTTATAAGCATAAGCTTTCAAGAATTCAGGATTTCTAAATGCTTCTTTAAGAGCTGCATCTTCTTTAGCTCTTTCAGCTTTCTCCCATTCTTGATAAGTAATACCATGAGCTTTAATCATGGCTTTATATTTATCCATCGGAGTAATCTCTTCAGGATTATCTTTATTCATTTCTTGTTGAACTTGATGAATCTCATCATATATCTCAACAGTCTCTGTTCCAACATCGAATACTACATCATCAACATCATTATCAGTCTTGATACCTTGCTTTGTAATACCGAAGTTTTCTTTAAGATTCTTACCTTCATACCATACATATAATGCCATGAGATAAGAGAAAGTCAAATCGTCATGTGTATTAGCAGAATGCTCAATCTTACCATTACGTTTAACTTCTAAACCAATAAATTCATCATAAAGTTGTTTAGTAACAAACTTATCTTTATGATTATCCATACGCTCTCTTAAGATTTCCATTAAGAGTTCACGTACATTCTTAGTTGAATCAAGACCAAATACTTTAACTAAAGCCTTAGTCTTCTTAATTGCCCCAGGACCTTCAAAACGTTCTTCAAGTATCTTTTCTTTATGCTCGAAGTATAAGTTCTTAGAGATACCTGCCTTCTTAAGTAATGCAATAACCGACGCCCCGAACCCGACTGTATTTAGATATAGTCGCTACTCTATACCCGTGCGTTCTGGCATCCACTCCCATTACAGGACGTGTCTAGATCATTTGTCATCCTCCAACTTTACTTGCTGAGGCTAGGATTTTTCCTCCGCCAATCGCTTGCGGTTCTACTCTCCCGTCAGGAGATGATCGTTGAACGTGTCTTCTTATTAAGAAGCTTTCGCTGCTAAACATGGGAGATAACTTTACTCCACACATGTCAAAGCAATTAACCCTATTGATACATAGACATTTCTATCTATGCAGTGCGTTCTTACACCATTTCGTTCGACGTTGATTACTACATTAGGCATATACTTTTGTGTCAATTCAACTATAATCTTAGCCAACTCAATTTGACTAATATAGTTACATTTAAACGTACCGATAACTTTAGTAGTCTTACTATCAATAATAGTAATAGCAGAACTATCTCGTCTATAACCACCAGATACGTCAACCCCCATTATTGGGGGATCTATAGGTTTACCATTTCTACCATAGTCAATCTTACCATATAAGTTAACTTGGAATTTACCACCTAGTACTTCAATAGTACTATCAGGATCTTTAGTTAAACGAGATACTGTTTCTAATTCATCTAAAGTAAACGGTGAGTTATCAGAACCTTGAGACCATTCAAGAAGTACTTCACGACGGATGTCTTCCCAACGGTTATTCATAGTTCTACAGATTTCTCTAAACCAGTCTTCAGATTTACCAAGTTGAGCATAACTAAACTTGATATATACGAAAGTAGACTTAGTATTAGAATTCATTATATCCATAATCTGTTGATATGATTTATCATACCAGAATTCAGAGAATGGAACTGCATCTTCTTTCATTTGGTATGCAAAGATACCTTCAGTGGATGTTAAGAACCCTGGTGTTGTAGTGAATAGGATACCGTATGGTGCACCATTTGCTCTAGCATTATCAGCAGCTCTCTTGAATGCAGGAACTGTATTAAGATAGATGATTTCATTATATGGTGCAAATCCCCATTCGTCTCCCCAGAGTAATGGAATAGATTTACCACGAAGAGTGTTTTGTGCAGCTGTCTTATTACGAGCAGAAGCTACAGTGATAATCTTATTTCTATTAACAGCATGCTCAAGTCTCAATACTGTATCAGAAACTTTAGCATTCTTACCATCACGAGAGAATGTTTGATCCATACGTAGATATGGAGGTAAACACTCACGTAAGTTTTTAAGAGTTTGTAAGTTATCTTTAGAACCATCTAATGCTTTATGCATAAATGCAATAGTAGAGTTAGATGTACCAAAGTTAAATAAATGCAAATATCTAACGTCTGCAGATAATGTTTTACCATGCTGACGAGGGAGCTCTAAGAATATATTCATATTATAAATAGAGCAGAAGAATAATGCCATATTACCACGGTGTAGCTCTAGTGGAATACCTTTACCGCTACCACCTTGGTCTGGTACACGTACTACTTCACGAGCAAAGTACCAGAAGTTTACCATACATTCGGCTAATACTTTACCTTTGTAGTATGCACTTAAATTTGGATCATGTGGATCTACACCAGCAAGATCTGGATCTAGAAGTGCCAGCATGAATTTATTATTCTTTATCCCAATGGCTTTTAAATACTGATGCATCCTTATGAAGCTAGTATTTCGAGTAGACATTTGATAATAGATCTTCATAAATACCTCTAGAATAATATATTATAAACGTGATATAGTGATATAAGATTTATAGTAAGGAGGTTATATCATGCTATTCACAATCAAAGAAATTAAGAAATTGGAATCACAATTCCGACCAACGTTAGTGATATACTATTTAGTATTATTACTCACGATGGTAATCATTATTGGATCTGTTATAGATCCACATTTTATGGTAAGATGGTCATATTGGTTAACAATGAATGCTACTCAGAATATCAATACTGCAACTACAGTAATGGTATTAGGCAATCTTGCTAAACTAGTAACCATATTCTTACTTGGTAATTATGCCCAATACCTACATAGATTCATTCATGTAAGAATCTATGGTAAAAAAAGAAAAGTATGATAAATATCTCCCATAGGATTCAAAGATCCTATGGGAGCTATATGTGTCTTATTTTTTTTCTTTTGTTGCTTTTTTAGCTTCAGAAACTTTTTCTTCAGCGTTTTCAACGATTTCTTCTTCTTTTGCAGGAGCAACTGCAGCTTTAGCTTCTTCTTTAGCTTTATCTTCAGCAGCTTTCTTAGCAGCTTCTTCTTCAGCTTTACGTAAAGCTTCTTCTTTAGCTTTAGCTTCTGCTTCTTTACGAGCTGCTTTAGCTTTTGCTTCAGCTTCTTTACGTGCAGCTTCTGCCTCTTCTTCAGAAATAGAAGGAAGAACTTCTGTATTATAATTAGTGAAGTCTAATACTACTGTATCACCAGTAGGAAGGATTTCACGTACTGTAGCTTGTTGAGAAATGCAATCAGCAATTTCTTCTACAGTTAATAATTCACGATAGATGCCACGTACAAATTTGTTACGTAAACGAATTGGACGACGGCATTCAACATTAACAAGTTTAGTCTTCAAAGTGCTCATCATATGCCTCCTGAATAGAAACGATTAATTCATCATCGATAAGATCATAAGCTTCTTTAAGCTCAACGTTATCTTCGATTTCTTCAGCAAGATCTTTGCTATCATTTTCATGAGTGCGATCGATATCAGAAAGCAATTCAATTTCAGCTGCGTCATCTTCATCGTCAGCTTCAATATCAATTTCTTCATCTTCTAACTCAGCTACAGAATCGATATCAGTGTTGTCATCGTCATCATCTAATTCGATTTCATCCATAGCATCAACGACATTGTCGATTGTATTATCCATATCGTTATCAGTAGCTGTGGAATCAGCAACAACATCTTCTACAGTAGAAGCTGCATCATCAAGCTCTTGATGGATAGTTTTATCATCTGCCATTATTAAATCCTCCTTAAAAATATTAATCTATAGCAGAATCGATGTAATCATCGTTATCATCTGCTAGATCATCTAAATCATCATCGGATAATGTAGATAATGCAATATCTTCATCATCCATAATTTCATCATCATCGTCACCATTTTCAATGGCATCAATGATATCTCTTTTAGCAATTAAAGAATCCAAGAAAGCATTCTCATCGACCATTACGTCAAATGCATCTTTCTCGTCAATTTGCTCTTTAAAATATTGATCGAGTTCACTGTTCATTGCAGTACCTCCATTAAGATTACTGATATGTTAACGTGATACATTTTTTAATATTGTTTGAACTTGGCATTCTAGGATGTAAATAATCACAGGAACGTAGTAAAATATATCATGTTGAGGGATAGTATAGTTAAAGTCTTCTAGAGTCTTGATTAAGAACTCTTCATATCTATTCAACTTATCTGTATTATCATTGAAGTAATCAATGATAATATTCTTGAAATAGTTTAGATCATCAGTTTCATACCGTTCATTATCTCTAATACGCATAACTGTATCATCATCAAATGAAGGTACTTGCCAATAATCACCCATTTTATATTCATGGAAGATATAATAGTACTTCTCTAGACTATAGTATAATAGAGATGTCTTATCTTCTACCATCATACCATAGCAAGACGGATTACATATAGTACCAATATCTTTTCTTTCTAATGAATGGAAGAAAGATTTAGAATAATCTAATGCAAATGTAGCTCTAGGAGTTAATTGATGTGCTATGTGTAGATAATCTAATTCACCACTATTCATAATATCATGACGTTTAATGAATTCAATCATATAACTATCATAGAAGTTATGATCATCATAAGAAAAAATAAAAGTCTGAGTTTTATTACTATAGAAGAGACTCCTATAGTAAGCAATCATATCTTGACAGATATTTTCTAGTCTACTAATATAAGCATAATCATCATCTTTGATTACTAGAGATAAGTTAGTACCAATATTAGTTGTATCCATAGTATAGGATTCTACAACTAAAGAATCAATATCAGTATTATCACCATCATGAGAGCTTAGACGATAAGAGATCTTATACATATTAGCCCCAGTAGGTAATGTATCTAATGATACACTTGTAACTTTGAAGAGGTATTCTTCATTAGTATGATTAATAATGAAATAGTCTTGAGGATATGGTTTAAATGCGTTAGGTACAATATAAGCATCACCTTCAATAGTATCTGATTCAAGACCAAAATCACCAGCATCCATTTGGACTTGAATTCTATCAAGACCAAAGATAACTGTATCTTTAATTTTATTATATCGTAATGGAGAATCTCCATCAGTATAACTATAAGCTAAGTTTGTAGACTCATCTAATGTACTCTTACTAGTATTGATATTATAGTAAGTACATGTAGTAGGAGCTTTATCTGTAAATGTATAGAATGTATTATCAAGCCGTTGAACTTGTGACTCTAATATAGAGTTTATCGTGGCTGTATATGTAGTGTCAAGGAATTTACCCATAGTCGACCTCCTTTATTAATGTGATGTTTTAGACAAAAAAATAAAGCGGTATGGACTTTTAAGCCCATACCACTATAGTATTTGTGTACAGAAGTCTTGTATCTTACTTAATGGAACTCCATAATCTTTATCTGCTTGATTTACATGAGCAAAGACTCTAGATCCTCTAAAGAATGCTATATTATTCTTTATGAAGTATTCTATTTGTCTCTTAGCAATCTCACCGGCAGAGTCATTATCGAAGTATAGATGAATATCCATATACATTATACCTTTAGATAGGATATACTTTAATACAGCTGAATATTTATTACCAGCTGCTGCAAAATATATTCCTGTAGCTCTATTGGCTATATTATTGTATACAGATACGATATCAAATTGTCCTTCTGTAATATGTACTGTAATTCTATCCGATGTATATGGAATAGAAGATGGTATACAGAAAGCTTTATTATAAATATCTCTATCATCTAGTTTACAGATTAGATATCTGTATTTACTATCAACTTCTCTAATACAACGCATAGAGAGTGATGTATTGTTGACTGAGAGGAATCCTACATAGTCCCTTTGAATTCTTTCAAAATCAGATTCTGTAGCTCCCAGATACCTCATGATCTGGCGTTTAAAAAAAGAGAAATCGAAGATAATCTTCATATTCATCATTTCAGATACTGATAAGTTAGTACCGAGACGATTATTAATATAATTAACCTTATCTGGATATAAATTATAGTTTACCTCAAATGCATCATATGCTACTTGAGGCTCTCTAATACGATTAGATGAATAAGAGTTACCTCTACTCAATCTCATTTCTTTATTATGAATATCAATAGCTTGGATAA